GATATTTCTAACCCCATATTCTATAGATAGATCTTGATTTGCATCAACATCGATTTTTTCATATACTACTCCTTCTGTAGTAGATTCCTGAATAATAGGACCCAATGTTCTACAAGGGGCACACCATGCTGCACTAAAATATAAAATTTTCTTCATTATACTAATTCTTCTATTATACCAATTAACTCACTCAATATAAGAACCCCTACTGCAAACTCCAAGCTATATAGCAAAAGTCCATACCCAACTAATCTGATTCCAGACTTTATAAAACTAATAATTTGATGCCATTTTTGATTAGGCATATGTTCTAAATTGTTTCTATCTATTTCTATTTGATTAAAATTTTGTATCATAACTTTTAAAATTTAGCGGAAAGGGAGGGATTCGAACCCCCGGTACCTTTCAGTACGCTGGTTTTCAAGACCAGTGCATTCGACCACTCTGCCACCTTTCCTACCTTATTAAGCTGCATATTCAGCTAATAATTTCTCTACATGAGATTTTGCTACTTCGTAATCAACTTCTCCAGTTTCATCCTCATATTGTACAGGGTCTTTTCTCCCCAGAGCAATAAAAGCCTCAATCCTCTCAACACTAGAAGCAGACTTATAATCAGAATTTCCTGAAGGATATGGCTTATAAGAAGTATTTGTTCTTTTATAAACCTCATCAAATTCAATACCCAACGTATTAACCAAATTTTCTCCATCCTTTAAAATTCCTAATTTATCTGTGTCAATATAAGGTATAAAAAATCCTACCTTATCAGCATCCCAATTACCAATTTTGAAAGCTTCATAATCAGCATCTCTAAATTCTTGTCTACAATCAGGATAAATAGCATGATCACCAGCGTGAATACCTAAAGCAATATCACATTCATCACCTGTTTTTTTAGATACAGATAATGCTACAGCTTGAGTTAATGAAGAGAAAATTTTATTTCTGTTAGGTACAACTGTTGCTACCATATTTTCTTCTTCATAATGACCTTCTGGTACATCTTCTCCACCTTCTACAAGGTTAGAATCTAACAAGTTAACTAAACCATCTAATTTAATTACTTGGTAAGTAACATTTTGACCATTAGCATTTAAATAATCCACTAATGATTGAGCTCTTTCAAGTTCCACTCTATGTTTTTGACCGTAATCAAAAGATAAAGCTGTTACATTGTCATACTCAGATAAACATCTAAGTAATAAAGTAGAGGAGTCCATCCCCCCAGATAAGGACACTACGACATTTTTCGCCATGATTTAAAATAATTAATTAATTTTTGCCAGGTATTATTAAGCGTATAGGCAAACGCTGATTTTAAATGTGTAAATTTACATTTAAGATAAGATATAGTATAATGATAAATAGCAACTAATCCAAACCCTCCTGTAAGAAGAGTCCAAATGTTTGGATGCCAGTGCTCTCCACAAAATCCTAATGCATGTTTTATTATTTCTGCCATATTATTAGTTTTCTACAAATTCTACGTCACCGTAATCATCAATTGGTTTATCTCTTACTAGGTCCCAATCTGCATTATCTATAACTTCTTGTTGAAGATCTTCATCACCTGTTTTCCACTTTGCTACTTCCTCTTCTGTTAAGATATATTCTTCCCATCTGAAGTTGCAATAATTTACTGTTCTTGTTAATTTAGCCATAATGTTCTATTTTTGGTATTCCGTTAATTTCTCTAAATAATGTTGTATTATGTAAAATATCCTCATATTGAATATCCATAAATTTAATATCAAAATGATCATTCATATTTGCTTTGGGTTTTGATGTTAAACCACTTTCAGTATACATTGTACCTTCCAAAGCAGCCATTACTGGATTTGAAGTATCAATTGATTCAATTTGCTTATATCCTCTATACCAACCAAATTCTTGTGGTACTGAACAACCCAATAAATGAATTCTATCAAATTTATTAATTTCTCCTGAAGAATATAATCTACTGATAAAACATAATCTACCTAATGCTTTACCTAAATCTTTATTTGGATGGGGATGAAGATCATTATACCAGCTAGCACCATAAGATATTGCTAGTTTTTCGTAACCTAATTCTTTTAAATTTCTATAACAACCATATGCTGCTCCTTCATTTTCACCTTGTACTACAGCTACTAGGGTTGTATTTTCAGGAAATTTCATTTTTATCCAATACTTAGCTTGAGCATGTGTTTGGGCATAATTCATCCATACATCAGGTACTATAAATTCATCTGGTTCTAATTCTTTAATCCAATAATGTAATCTATCCCATTTATATGCTTCTCCTAATTCATGAAGGGAATTATCCATTATAATATAACGTCCTGATTTTTTAGCATTATAAAAATATTGTTTATACTCTTCATCTATATCTAAAAGATGAGGTAAACAATAATCATAATCATTAAATTCAGGAGATGCTGTTAATAAACAGCGAGGTACTTCGTGTGATACTTTCATATAACTATACGATACAAAATTGTTTTTAATTTTCCTAATTACTTTAAATTGTTCTAAATCTCCTTCTACTATTCCAAGTCATTCTTTTTCCCTGACCCATGTATTTTTTAGTTTCAGTTCTATCATTAAATTCATTTCTAATTGAATTCAATTGTGAGTTGCCATTATTTTGTTTAGTATTTACCATGTTTTTGCTGGTCGTCCTCTGCGACTTTTTATATGAATTTTATTATAATTTTCTTCAATTTGATAATATAAATCTAAAATAGTCCCATAACATTTATCAATTTCATCGTATACTTCACCTTTTGTAATACGAAAATTTTTAGTAAATGCTACTATAAGATCATTCAATTTCCCACTTTCATCCTTTTCATGATCCTCCCATAATCTTTTTCTTCTTGCACTTAATAATTTAGATTTCTCTAAATATTTTTGTAAATCAGGAGCACATTCCTCATAAAGATCATTTAACATATATTCACATAATTGTGCTTGTAACGAATAAGGGCCCTGGTCATAATCACCATTCATAATTTTGTCCCTAAAATCAGATTTATTGGGTAATGGTTTATTTTTTGCCTCATACCATCTCCACCATCTAAATTGATTATAATTCAATTTTTGGAATTCAGTTAAACGTTTTTCTATATGAGCTCTACTATGGGCAATCTTGAACATAACCTAACTTTTCAAAACGTAAATATACGACCTTTATTTCAGTAATCCAAATTTTTTATTACCAATTATCAGAAATAAGTTTATATTTTATATTGCAATAATTATTAAGTGATGGATATTCTTTTAGAAAAGCCCATTCCAAAAATATTTCTGCAAACCAATCAGATCTAATCCCTGGTGGATTACCTGTATCATAATAATGTAAATATTTTCCTATTACATCTATAAACATATCAGGTTTAATTGAAAAAATACAAGTTGAGATTCCATCATTTCCCCAAGCATGGTATAAAAAATCACCATCTTTACTTTGTTCAATTAATTTTTCATATTCACCTTCTTCTAAAACTACATCATAATTAAAATGGTGAACATATTCAAATCCTAAAATTTTAGTAAATGTCATTCCATTTAACATTTGAACAAGATGAGGATACCCATAATCCCAAATTCTTTTACCTTTATAATTAAGATATCTAGGAGATTTAGCTCTACGATTATCATCTGTGTATAAACTATAATTTACTAGATGTTGAATAGATACAGGAATTGGATAATTACCCATGAATATAATAGGTAAATTAGTTTTTTCTTTAAAATTATGTAGAGCTTCCTCTGCTGCCTTAATTTTTTCAGGAGTATTAAGGTGAGAAGTAATTAAAATACAACTTTTCATATAACTTATTCTACTAAATAATCAATCCATTTAGTTCCTTTAGTATCGGTATTTGGAAAATAAAAAACATATTTTGTATCTCCAAATTTTAATATTTTTCTAAACCCAGAAGGAATAGTTGCTCCCCCAGGTACTTTATCTTCTGAAAATTCAACTTCAACTCTAACTTCTACTTCAAAAAAATTAGCTAAATTTCTTTCAAATCCTTCTAATTCTTTCCAAACTCCTCTATTTAATCCTTCATGTTGTAAAGCTGAATTTAGATAGGTAAATGTTTTATATAATGTTTCTTTATCACAATTAAATGAAGCAGCAGGTGCTAAATGACCTTTATCCCAAATATTATTTTTATAATCATTATTATCTGAGGTATGGATATTATCTTCAGTATAAAAATCCATTCCTGTTCTTGATGTTGTTCCTTTAGGACATTGTACTTTATACTCAACCCAAATAGGTTGTTCTTTTTCTTGATCATATTGAACAATAAAAATGTCAGTTTCAATTAACTGACTTTGTAAAAGTAAAGGGAGTATAAATAATAAACTAGTAAATTTTTGTTTCATCATCTTCATTTGGTAAAGAACTTTTTATTTGGTTAATTTCACCTATAATTTTATTTGATCTAAAACTTGATAGTCCTGGTTTTAATTGTGATTCTAAATCTTTAATCATTTTTTTTGCTGCTATAATTTCGGATTCATCAATTATTCCATCTTCATTTAAATCTAGGATATTTTTTTGTTTTTTTTTGATCTCTTCTATTTTATCTAGATTTTCCATAAATTCTTTTTGTGTAGTCATTTCTTCAGCATCTTTGACTTTTATCTCATTTATAGGATTTTCTGGTGGGGTTGTACCTCTTGCTTCATCATAAGGTTTATCCCATAAATTTTCTTTAATATCTTCTTCTACTTCTTCTCCATATAAATTTTGTACGTATTTTTTCCTAGGGTATGCCTTATTAAAAGCAAAGTTAGCAGCAATTACTAAAGATATTGCTAAAGGATCAAATACAAAAATAATAATAAGTAATAAAATATTAATAATTTTATCCATAGGAGTACCTGTAAGTCCCGATAGATACTTAAGGGGACCTAATTCTCCAGCTACTTCGGTGTTATTATCTAGTTCTAATACTTGTAATTGAAATTTTTGTAAACTATCAGCTGCTACTTCTCTTTTGGATTGTACATTTTTCCTATTTTCTTCTTCAACCGAAATACGATTTTGTGCCAAACGTAACTCAGCCGTACTGATGGTGTTTCGAACGCCTCCAACCACACTGGTGTCCTTGATCTGTATAGACTGCGACTTGGCATTACTAAGAGTACTAATATTGTCCAGTATTTGTTGAAGTTCTTTATCATATCTATCTAAATCTGTTTGGTAAAAATCTACTTTTTGTTGAATAAACTTTTTTTCGTTTTCAACAATAGTAAGTTCATTAAATGTTTCTTGATAAGCAGCACTTAAAAATCCATAAATACCCATGCTAGTAATTAATACAAGTATTGTAGCTGCTATAGTTAAATAAGTTCTAAGGAGTTTATTTATAGTATCCCAATATTGGTATAATAAAGAAGCAGTAACTAATTTAGCAAATTCTAAAGAACCAGCCATTATAATGACTTCAAATTGAGCTCCAGCAAATAGTTTACTTAAACCATAAACTGAGTAAAAAGCCGCTGATGCACTTACAGACAATGCTGAAAATGCTATCATAAATGGGAACAATCCTTGTTTGAGATTCTTAAGCATGGTGATAAATATAGGAAGAAAATAGGACTAAGACAACCTATTTTCTAACACCCTTATGCTTATCAATACGATCTAATAAATCATTTAAAACTTCTGTTTTAATAAAACCAGCCATTGATGCATTTTTAAGGGCACTTATTAATTGTAAAACTACAAGAGGCATAACAACGGTTTCACTTAACCATCCAGCCCCAGGGATACTTTTCTCGATTACTAATATAACTGTTAATATAATAGTCCAGAAAAATAGGGTTCTAATAATCTTAATTGCTTTATAAGTTTTGAACCCTTCTCTTTTTATACCAGCACAAATGCCAAAAAAACCATCGGCAAAAATTAATGTTGCTATTGCTAAATACTGTTCTGCATTTTGCATGGTAAGTTCCATAAAATAGGAACATATGAAAGCTAATGTCATACTGGCACTGGATAAAATTAATTTTGAAGTGTTCATCATGAAACTATTCTGATTGTTTATGCGGTTCTAAAGATTCTTGGTAATTTATATCCCCACTTTCAATTAATGTGTATGTGAATGAATTACCCCAGACATCTTTAGCATTATTACAAATCTGCATAAATTCTGTAAAATTATCATTAGATGAAATTACTTGACAGCCTGCAGACCATTTATCTATTTGAGTAGAAGTAGCACCTGTCCACTTAGTTGCTCTATGAATATTAATACCAAATATACCTTCGAAAATTCTATCTGGGTTATGATCATATCTTCCATCCCTATTGTTGTCTCTAAATACTTTTACTGGTTTCTTTTGTCTTAAAGCTTCATATTGACCTCTATGTAAACCAATTTCATGTGAACCTTTATATTGACCTGGTACTAGAATGGCTACACCATCAGGATTTAATAAATTTTGTTCCCAATGTAATCCTGGATCGCAGGTACCTTTATATTCATGATAATAATCTGTTCCATCTACTGAATAAGAAACAGTGATCCAATCATCAAATTTATTTGTTACTAATTGGTCTGTACCTGAATTTCTGATTCCTACAATATTTAAATTGTAGTTACCATTTGTATACCAAGTATAACCTAAATGTTCTACTGTTAACCTAATTTTTTCTCTTGTCCAAGCCATTTTTTATAAACTTTTTATATAAATATTATTCTTTTTTACCTTCTAATAGACCTTTTTCGTATTGCATTTCTTTTTCAATATCTATTATTCGGTCTTCTAATTCATTAATTACTTTAATTTTTTTATCTAACCTTTCATGTACCATGGTTAGTTCAGCTTTTAATGCTGTAAACTCAGAAAATAAAGTTCCAGCAGTAAAAATCGCAGCCAATAATCCTACAACTATTGACCAATTATTCGTTAAAAACTTGTTTAGATTCACTTCGTTATTTGGCACTTTATCTTCAATTTACTTTTTATTACCAAAGATCTTGCCTGCTTCAGCTATACCAAAGCATCCCAAAGTTATAATTAAGAAAGAATCATAAATAAACTCCTGGATTACCAAATCTTTTCCAACAAATCCTGTAATAATATCAGCAGCAGCAAATATTACCATTACTGCAAAAGCTGCGAAACCAACAACTGATTTTTCATTGATGTCGTTATCATCTTTAAAAATATTCTTAAAAGCCATCCATTTACGGTTTATATAATTAAACATAAATAACTAATTTAATGAAACATGATTTTTTTGTCCGTTATACGTATTAAAACTGGAATTTAGAACCGATAGTTGCTGACCAAGTTAGCGGAATACCTGGAAGAGTAGTGCCTATTACATTGCCTCCTATATTGAATGTAAATCTTTGGGTTAAATTTATATCAAAATTAGAACCTACTATATAAGTTACATGTTCATTCCATACTATTTCTCCTTTTCCTGGTTTTCTTATATCAAAATTATATGATACTGGATTTAAAGCTAATGCTAACATTGGGGAAATTGTAACTTTTTTAGTTGGGAATGGTTTAGTTCCAAATAATACCCCAGAAGGCATTATCATTACTGTATTATCTATATTAATTATTGTACCTGAAATTGCATACCCACCTACAAATCCTTTCCAAAAATTATCTTTTTGTCCCATATAAACATTACTTAACCCACCAGAAAGTACTTTAGTACCATAGATGTACATAAAGTTAGCACTAATAGATTGTATAAAGTCAATAGAACCTTTTTCATATATAGACCCAAAATATAAATCTTCTTTTTTAGTCTCTGGGTTATATAGATAATATTTTACTTCTCTATCATAATTAAACCAAACATTAGATTGAGATAATCCTATACTAAATTGTTCTAGATTATCCCAAATCATAACATTAGCAGAATAAGTAGTAGCACCTGTGAGAGAGGATTGAGATAAACCAAAGCTAGCTGCTCTACTAAAAGATCCATCTAAAGCTTGTTGGGTAAGTAAATTAGCAGATACATTTATAGGATTACGTTTTTTCTTTTCCTCTTTTTCTTCTTCCTCTTCACTATCTTCTTCTTCAGACTCTTCCTCTTCTTCCTCTTCAGATTCTTCTTCACTTTCTTCTTCTTCACTTTCTTCCTCTTCTGAAGATTCTTCTTCACTTTCTTCAGATTCTTCTTCACTACTTTCTTCTTCTACTTCTTCCTCACTACTCTCTTCTTCAGAGCTTTCTTCAGAGCTTTCTTCACTATTTTCATCTTTATTTTCTTCACTTGATGAATCCTCGCCACCTTCTTCTCCTTCACCACCTGAATCTCCTCCTTCTTCTCCTGACGAATTATCATCGCCGCCATCTCCATCCCCAGAAGAGTTATCATTATCTGATGAACCATTATCATTATCCGAGGAATTATCCCCAGACGTATCGTCACCCCCAGAATTCCCGCTATCGCCAGAATTATCTCCTCCTGAGTCTCCTCCTGAGTCACCGCCTGAAGAATTGCCTGAGTCCCCTCCTGAATTATTTGATGAGCCTGAGCTTCCACCTGAGTCACCTCCAGAGGAACCTGAATTACCACTGTCTCCTCCTGAATTTCCTGAATTGCTTGATCCAGAAGAGCTTCCTGTGTTTCCACTGCTACTTCCAGATCCTGTTGATCCTGTATTTCCATTTGTATTTGTATTAGTTGAACCTGTGTTTGTTGAACCAGTATTAGTAGCACCAGATGTGGCATTACTAGCTGCGTTAGTAGCATTACTAGTTGCATTACTCGTAGTATTTTGAGTTGTATTATTTGTAGCTGTATTGGTTGAACATGGAGATAAATTTTGCCACCATGCATAAGTTTCATCTAACCAAGCTTTTAAAGTACCATTTGTATATTCTGCCCAAGTAAATACTTTTACTCGGTTATAAAATGCTACTGTTGCAGAACCATTAACAAAATTAGCTGTAACTACTTTAGTTTCATTAGTACACCTATCTACATAAACATTAGTAATAGTTTGGGTTTGCCCTACTAGAGAGAAACTCCAAAAGAAAATAAGTATGTAAAATAGTTTTCGCACATTAATGATCAAAGATACGCTTACGTATCATTCGTTTAACTACTTTAGCAACTCCTGTTTCTAAAGCTTTTTTAGTAGCAGTACCAATAGATGATTGATTAAATTTAATTTCTTCTAAGTTTTCATCATTTAATAAAGTCATTTCTCTAGTAGTAGTTGATTTACCTAATCCTGAACCTGTCATATAAAGTCCAGTTTCAGCATCTACCATTTTAACTTGCAAACCTAATCTTGTAACTAAATTGCTTTTAACTCCATCTTTTAGACTAATAGATTCATCTTCAGAGATAGAAAAATCATATACTTCTATGTAACAGAAGTAATTAGCAAGCATAATTTTACCTTTAATGTTTATTTGATTTGCAGTAAATCCTTTTTGAGATGCCTTATATTGAGTAACCATTCTATCTTTGATTTCGTCTTTTGTTTCAACAAATTCAAATCTGAATGTCTCATCTAAGAATGCTACAGTTATATTGGTTAATCCTAATCCAACTCTATAATCACCTAGTTCCGGATATTGTGATAATACTTCATCACTAACACCAATATTAAGTAATGCTACAGTTACAGGATCGCCGTTGTATTCTGGTATTGACCAAATTGATTCCCTAGATTCAAACCCAGCAGTATAATCTTCGGTTGTTGTCTTTCCCAGTACTTGCCCAAATGCTACATTTAGCCCAAGTAAAAATACGATAAAATATTTCATCTTATCCTAGTGTGTCGAAAATACCAAAAGTAGCATTTTCAAATTGAGCTGGGTTTGTAATTAGTTGGAACACTACTGTTAACCATCCAACCCAAAATAATATTATAAGGCTTGTTACCCAAAACCAAATAATAAAATCTACTGGATTCTTAGATTTAATAGCATTTTGCCATAGCTCAACCACTGGATAAAAAAAGTATGAAATAAATTGGATTAGCCAAAGATTTTTCGTACGTTGTATTATATAATTCATGGTTTTTGTTTTAATTGTTATACACTTCACTTTATAATTAATCGATCCGTGAATAGAGAAGACCGGGTTGCCGCCTGGTCTTCCACATTCTACCAATCGTATTCTTCTTTTCTTTCTTCTGTTTTAGATTTTTCTTCTTTAGGAGGAAGTACTATAGTCTTAGAAATTACAATTGTATCTTTAGTGGCTTCAGGTAAATTAATAGTTTGTTCCATTGCTGGTTGTTCTACTACTACTTCTTCTGCTACACCAAATATAGCTTCCATATTGGTTATTACTAAACCACCTGCAGCGGTAATAATAAGTCCAATTGTTGTAATTACTTGGTTTTTTATTTGACTAAAAAATCCTCCTTGTTTATCTTCACTCATTTTTTAAAATTTAGAAAATACTGTTACTCCTATTACTGTATGATCTTCTTTAGCTAATTCTAATTTATATGAACTTTTTTCTAAAGTATTTACATACACTTTTAATATATTATCACCTTCTTTACCATTAAGTCTTTCTTGAGAAATTAATTCATTAGTCATACTATGTCTAATTTTTACTCTATAAACCCCATCTGAAGGTAATTTAACATTCATAGCTACTCTTTCTGATACGATAGCACTAGCTAATTTAACCCCTACCAAATCTTCAATAAATAAAGCTTCTGGTACTTCTTGGTTTTCATCTACCACAAGAAAATCGTCATCTTGTGCACATCCTAATACTAAAAATAATAGTAATATTGATAATAATTTTTTCATTTTTTATTGAATTATAAATTTAACTTTTTGTCCATCAGCTTTAATTCCTTCTGTTAATTTAAAAGTAATTAACCCTGATGTATTTTGTAATGTTTCATTTGGAGTGAATATTAATTTGTAAGCATTTCCTGTTTTAATTGATACTTCTCCTGATTGATCTAAAGATCCTATATTTACTTTTGCTTGTTGTTCTTTATGATTTGCAAAATTAGTCATTGTGTTTCCTGTATCGAAAATTACATTATCTAATTCTAAAATAGTTTCATCATAATTTACGTTAAATTGAGCACCTACTACTCCTTCTTCTTGTAGATTAATAGTAAAATGTACTTTACCATCTACTAATTCAGAAACAACATCTAAATTACTTTCAATTTCATTTTGCAAAGCCATTGAAGTAACACTCATTCTTGCTTGAGAAGATTGAGCTGCACCTGTTTGGGCATAAGCACTTCCTTCTGCTGTTGGAACATATCCATGGGAAAAATCAACATCACCTATTAAAGAATGACCAAAACTAAATGCTTTATCATCATCAGTAGGTTCTATAATAAATTTCTGTCCGAAATAATAATCATCAGTTGATACACCTAATTGTTCTACTCTACCCCAAACATTTTTAGATCCATTAGTTGAATTAGTAAACCATTCACTTAATCCTTCTACACCTTGAACATGACCTAAAGCTTGATAAGCATCTTCTGGTGTTATATTTCCTGAGTTATTTAATTCACCTAACAAATATTGTATTGCATAATCAAATGTATTTTGGTTGCTTGTATCTCCAGGTCCTCCTGCTCCAGTAGCATTACCTTGTTTAAAGATTATAAAAGCATCTGATATAGTTAATACATCATCTAACCAAGTAGCTTGATCATTTACTTTAATTTCAAAATAGTATTTTTCATCTACAATTAAATTGCTAGTAATTACTTGCCCATTTGCATCAAAATTACCTGTTTCAATTGCATCTCCTGTTTTACCATTAACTCCATCAGCAGCATAAATTGCATAAGTAAAATCAGTAGCATGTTGAGCTTTAGCAGCTGAATTTAATGTTATAGTAACATTACCTGCATTTACTCCACTTACACTAGCTAATGTAATGTTTTCTGTACCCGCATTTACATCTAGTAATCCTGAACTAGCACTTATATCTTCAAAGTTAGCAAAGTTAAGATCTGTAACATTATTATAATTAGAATAACCTGTACCCTGTCTATCTTTTATTTTAAATTTAACATATATCCAAGGAGTAGATAAAGGTAAATCTGAAGCAGACTGTATAATTACTCTACCTACGGACCAATCTGATACTACAGAATAAGAACTATTTCCTGCATTTAACCATCCTTGTTCATATTGTACATCTAAATCTGATTCAGCTATTGCTACACCAGCATAAGTGTTAATAGGATTAAATCTATATCCATTCCACATATTCCAAGAATTTTGAGCATCTGAAGGTAAACCACTTGTTGGGTTAAATTCATGTGAAACATATTCTAATAGTTTATTGTTCCATTCAAAGTCAAAATGAACACGATCAGGTGTCATTCCACTTCCATCTACCCCTTCAAATTTTACAGTAATTTCTTGTCCTACTTGAAATCCATTTGAGTCACCATCTATATAGCTATGACTTAAATATCCTTGTTGAGAAAAAGCTATAAAAGGTAATATTAATAAAAATAATAATTTTTTCATTTTTTTTTATTCATGTGTTTTGTTAACGATGGGTACATTTCATATCCGATTTTTGTAAGCCAATTGTCAACTTTAATTAGTATTTGTTTTAATTTATTCATAATTTTAGTTTGTCAATAAGTTGTTCACATACTTTTTTAAGTGCACTTGACACCCCTGCCTGAGAAAACTTACCTCCATTATCTATTATTAAAGTAGATGTTGAAATTGATTTTGAAGTGCCTTTAGCATTTACTTCTTTTACTATTTCCCCATCTATAATTAATCTTGCTCCTGCTACAATTTGCGTTATATCTACTTTACGTCCATATACTGCAAATTGAGCACTATTCTTTTTAACATCAAAATAAAGTAATTCAACCTTGATACTCTTTGGTGCATTATCATCTAAATAATAGTCTCTATCTTGAACTACTTCTTCCAATATATTTTTTACACCAAATGCCAGGTTACGGTTACCCGCAAAAGGGCCCATAACAATGTTATTGGTAACTTCTTCTATGCGTATAGTTTCTTGACTATACCCATTAATGCCTAGTATTAAGGCAATAATGAAACATGTTAATTTCATATTTAACTTTTTCGTTAATAAAAAACGTTTTGAGAAACTCTTAGATTGAAAAACATTGTTGCCGCAATGTTGATCAGTGATACATATAAAAAAAGGGGGTCAAATTGACCCCCTATCATTGTTATTTCGCTTTATTCGCACTATTTTTTAATAATGTGATATAAAACAAATGCGCCTACTAGACCAAGTAGACCTTCAGCACTTAGTGATCCTAAAATTCCCATAATATTATCAACTACTGAAATTTCTGGCCAAAAAGGAATATTAACTCCTTTAAATAGTACTTCTAGTACTACTCCTAGTGCAATTAAACTGATACCGATTTTTGTTAAATCATCAGCCCAAGAACCAATTTTCTTTAATAAATCCATAATTAAAAGATTAAGTTATACAATAAATAACTTCCGGATTTTTGGCAATTGCGTGAAATAAATATGAACTATCCGTCGCAAGATACACAATCTGCCATTCTTGAACCAAGATCACCCTTGATAACACTGTCAGTTCTTAGGTAATATAATGTTTTTATCCCAAGCTTCCACGCCTCTAAATGCACTTGATTTATCCATTTTGGTGAATCATTAGGATCAAATGACAAATTCAAAGATTGAGTTTGGTCAATATATTGCTGCCTTATTGCAGCTTGGCGCACCAATTCTAATTGATTTATCTCAGGAAACGTTAAAAATAATTCTTTTTCGTCAGGAGTTAATACATTATCTGGTAGATTCATTACTGATCCTCCATCAGCTAACATTTGATCCCACCATTTATCTTTATCTTCTCCTTTTTCAACTAAAATTGATTGTAATACTTTATTTTTTCTAATAAAAGTACCTTTAGCACCATTAAAAGTATAGATATTAGCTGGTAAAGGTTCAATACCTGCTGAAATTCCTCCTGTAATTACTGAATTAGAAACTGTAGGAGCAATTGCTAATAAGTGAGTATTTCTCATTCCTGTTCCTCTACACCATAATGGTTCTCCATATTCTACAGCTAAATCCCTAGATGCTTTTTCTGCTTTAGATCTAATATCTGAAAATATATTATGAGTATGAGCAGTTGAAGCAATTGAATTAAATGGCAATTTCTTTTGTTGTAAAAATGTATGCCAACCCATTACACCTAAACCTAAAGCTCTACCTTTAGAAGCATGTTTATGAGTTCTTTTTAATGAATCTCTACCACTAGATTTATCAATAAATTCTTGCATTACACCATCTAAAAACCATGTAGCTAATTCTACAGTATCAGTATCTTTCCACTCATCATATTTAGCTAAATTTAAGGATGATAAACAACAAATAAATGAATGTTCCTCATCTGTAAATAAAGTAATTTCAGAACAAATATTAGTCATTGTTACATCTAAATTATGTAATCTATAAGCAATAGGATTATCTTTATTAACATTATCCTTATACATTACATAAGGTTCACCTGTTTCCATTCTTGACTTTAAAATAGTAGCCCAAGTATTCATTGCTTCAGGATCTCTTGTTTCTAACTTACGCATAAATACATCATCTACAACCACACATTGATGTAAATTTAAACACTGTCTATTAGGATCTCCTTTAGGTCTTCTAATTTGTAAAAATTCATCTATATCTGGGTGGTTAACATCTAAATTTACAGATGCTGCTCCTCTTCTTACATTACCTTGATTAGTAGCAATAATTGCAGAATCATATATTTTACACCAAGGAACAACACCTTCAGATTTCCCATTACCTGTAATTTCTTTCCCACGTGGTCTAATGCGGGATACACTAATACCTACACCCCCACCGGATGCTGTTAGCTTCATTAGTTCTGCGTTAGTTAAACCGATTCCACGTATAGAATCGGGTGTATCAATACCAAAACATGAAATAGGTAAACCACGATCTGTTCCCATATTTGATAAAACAGGTGATGCTAAACCAACCCAACCATTCCAAAATAATCTAAAAAATTTATTTGATAGTTCAGGTTTTTTAAGTCTATTAGCTGCGGCGTTTGCAACTCTTCTATAAGCGGTTTTAACTGTTTCTCCAGGTAATAAGTATCCTTTAGATACTGTTGCTAAAGAAATTTCATCCATCCACTCAGGATATTGTTTTCCCGGTTCCCAATTTGTATAATCTACTTGTAATGCGTTATTTTCCATATTTTAAAATAATGATGCTGCGTCCCAATTTTGAACACCTTTACTATAATTTGTTACTCTATTTGCAAAGAAATCTGTATGTTGTTTTCCTGCTGATAATGAATCAAACCATTTCATTCTTTGTACTGCTTCAGTATCAATCCCATTTACAATAGGACCATATCCTAAATCTCCCATTTTTGTGTTTACTCTATGTTTGATAAATGATACTAAATCATATTTTGAACATCCTTCTAAATCACCCATTTCATAAACTTTATCAATAAAATCTAATTCTAATTTTAGGGATAAATGAGCAGCTTCCTCAATTTGTGCCCTTAATTCTGGTGTATCAAATTCAGGATGTTCTTTTAATAATGTTCTAAATAACCAGCAGCCAGCATTTGAATGTAATGATTCATCTCTAATACTCCATTCTACTATTTGTCCAACTCCTTTAAGTAAATTTCTAAGTTTAAAAGATAATAAAACGGCAAATGATGAAAATAAATTTACACCTTCTGTAAAAGCTGAAAAGATAGCTAATGATTTAGCTCTTTCATGCCAGTCAGGAGTACCATCATGACTATCTCTTACATTCATAAGAGTTTCAATCTTAGCCATTGTTGTTTCATCTTCTAAAAATTCACTAAAATCATCTAATCCTAATTCTTCATTTAATAAAGAATAAGCTTCAGCATGTATCGTTTCAAAAGCACCAAAAGTAACTGCCATTTTAATTACTTCAGGTTTTCTAAACCAAGAAGTTACTAAAGTAGACCAGTAATCATTTACTACTGTTTCTGTTTGAGCAAAACCTTTAAGGATGGACCCAATTATATTTTTTTCGGTTTTATTTAAGTTTTGTTTCCAATCATTGACATCTGACATCATAGGCACTTCAGTGTGTAACCAATGTGCTTGTTGTTGTTTCATCCAATAATCGTGTGCTTCAGGATACTCGAATGGTTTATAAACGATACGTTCCTGCAATAGAGATTTCTTTGCCATGTTTTTAATTTAATGCGTTAATTTATTTTTCTAATTCGAAAAACTTTTTTCTTAATAACTGTTTATCAAAAGTATCAACATCAGTATCAAACTTATTAGATTGAGATGGTGGAGCGAGTTGTTCATTGTCCTCGCTATCTTGGTAATCAAATACTTCGAAGTGACCTGTTGAAGTATCTGCATTTACAGAAAAAGTGAGACCATCCATCCCGTATCTATTTTTCATAATATGATATCTACCAGTATTATTTACTTTATCTTCTTTTTTACGAGAAAGAGACATCGCGAAATCAGAAATCATCATCTTATCATATGATCCTGCTGCTTTATCTCCTTCAATTATTTTATCTTGAGCTCCCGCTCTATTTACCTGCGAAACTGACCAAATAGGAATGTCTAGCTGCCTAGCAAGGCCTTTTGTGCTTGTATAAATATCATCAATTTCGTCCTTACGCTCACGATTTTTCTTTCTTGATGAAAGTAAATCAACGTAATCAATTATAACCATATCAGGTTTAATTCCCATTCCTGAGCATTTGTTAATATGAGATTCTATTGTTGAGATAGTCGCACGTCCTGTTGGAAATTCTTTAATTATTAACTGTCCTGGCAATTGGGGAATTGTTTCTTCTACTTTATCTCTAAATGAATCTATTTTATTAACTGGTACTTTGGTAAAGAAAGCGTCATATCTTTTACCAACATAATCTTCTCCTAATTCAAGTGTATAATGAAGTACATTATATCCTAATCTAACAGCATAACCTCCTAAGGCAACAAGAGACCACGATTTACCACCTCCAGGATTACCAAAGATAAGACCAAAATCTCCGTTTCCAAGTCCACCTTGTAATAAACCATTAATACGTTCCCAAGGTGTTGGTATAGTTGTTCTTGAATTTTCTCTATACCTTTCTTCAATGTCTTTAATATACTCATGTCCTATATTTTTATCTTGGCCTGCTTTTAAAGCATTATCAATTAAAAAACGAATACCATCAAAATCACCTCCTTTAAGTAAATCAACAGAAGACATTAATGCCTTTTTTAATTGTTGATTTCTACAAAAGTTAGTAAATTCTTCTTGTACATATTCTAAATCCTCATCTGAAGTAACATATGCTTCTTTAAGTTGTTCTTTAATAGATATTTGTAATACTTCATTATCTACTTTTTGTAATTCAACTTTTAATATATCTAATGAAGGAGTAGTATGATATTTGTCATAATAATTTAAAATTTCTTTAATAGCCCATTTTTGAGCTGGGTTTTCAAAATATTCTTCACTTATAATATCGTGAATGTTAGTTAAAAATTCTTTATGTGTTAATAAAGAAGATAAAACCTTTATTTGAAATTCGTGTCCGTATTGATTTATACTATTGAGTGTCAATCTTTATAACCTTTAAATTGTGAAAATATATCTTTTAACCAAATATCTAAATTTCTAATCATTCCCCCTAATTGATCTTCATTATAAAATTGAATAAACATATCAGGATTAAATTCTGGGAATTCAGAACTGATTACATCATCCAAATATTCATCTTCTCTTTCATCAATCATAGGAGTTCCAAGATCCATAACTTTAAAACTTGTTTCAATTCTATCTTGATCTTGAATCACTCTAGAATATACAACATGGTCTTTGAATTTCCTAGTAGAAATTTCAAAAATGTCATCTAATGTTAAATCTCTTTCTTGTAATTCAGGGAATTTTTTAAATATACCTTTTGCACCTAATCCTTTAACTCCCGGAATATTATCTGAATTATCTCCAAGTAATGTTTTATATAAGATAAAGTTTTGGGGAGATACACCAAATTTTTCTTTTACTGCTTGAGGTGTATAATATTCTTTTTCCATTGGTCTATATAAAATAATTTTATCAGTAACCAATTGAACAAAATCTTTATCAGATGATACAATAAAACATGTAGAATTATGTTTTTTAACTAATTTCTTTGCTAATACAGCTATAATGTCATCAGCTTCTACTTTATCAATTATAGTAGTTTTAACAGGTAATAATTTTAAATATTGAATTACTCTAACTATTTGGTCTACTTTAGAATCATGTTCTTCTTCTAAATTATCAAATGCATCCCAATTAGTAACTCGTTGTAAATTCCTTCCTCCTTTGTATTCGGAGAGCAGGTTCTTCCGGTTGGCAGTCGAACCCGCTCCATCGAATACTACATAAACAGAGGTTGGTTGGGTTTGTCTAATCATGGCACCTAAAGAGCGAAAGAATCCACCTAACCCACCAATGTGAACTCCATCAGGATTGACCATATTCATCATAGCAAAGTTCCTAAAAAATAGATTTAATCCATCTATTAATAATACTTTATCATGTTTTTTTAATATAGTTTCCTCCCCTTGTTCTTGGACTTCGTCCAACAACTTAAATAACTCTTTGTGCTTCATAATTTATTCTGGTTCTTTTTCGAACTGAGAGATATCATTTACTTCTTGATCCTCTTCTACTACTTGGAAATCCATCCCACCTAATACTTTAGCCCAATCTTTAGCATGATTAGTTTTGTATTTTTTAAGTTCATTTGGATCATCATTAATAAAACCATGAGGTGTCATTACAATTCTACCTCTAGTAGTAACACCATTAATATGATTTTTATCAATTTGTAGATTAGTTCTTTTAGCAAATTCAACTTGCTTACCATCTTTAATTGCTTTAATTTTAGATGTTCCAGCAGTCATAATATTACCAAATGTAACTACAAATGTTGAATCAAACCACATTGCATAACCTCCTTTATTCATCAACTTAGGTTGACCCATTGGAGATTCTGGTTTTAATGTCCAAACTTTATTTACACATACTAATGTATTAGTAAATGGTGAAGATTCCTTTCTCGATAATGTAATCTTTTGATTAACATTATTTCCAAATTGGGTTGACATAGCACCTGCATTCCACTCATTATTATTTTTATTTGATTTAAGTGACATTTCACAAGGTACAGAACCAATACTATCCCATAAGAATAATAAGTCATAAGGTAAATTACCTTTCTTTTGTTCGTCCATTAAATCTAAGATAAATGCTGCTACGTCTTCAATTGAATTAATAGTTTCTCTATCAACATAAATAAAATTACCTTCATAATCAATAATTTCACCATTGTCATCTCGAGTAATATTAATATCAAGACCCATCTGAATAGCATGCTCCCAATTCCACTTCATCTCAGTAATGATGAAGACTGGCAGTACCCCATTATTCTGAGCGGATACTGCAGCTTCAATCATTGCTGTTGTCTTACCAGTGTCAGAATGACCTCTAAGTAAAACAATGTGACCCATAGGAATTCCAGGTACGGAAGTAACATCACTAAAGGCCTGTGAAAGGGGAATCCATTCTTGGTCTTTAAATTTGATATTCTTATCTAAACCTTTTTTATTTTTAAAGGCATTAAGATCAAATTTAGATTGTATCTCAGCAGACACTGCTGCTGATAATGATTTGCTTTTTCTAGGCATAATTAAAATGGTAAATCGTCAACTTTTTCCTTTTTCTCATCAAACAAACTATCAAATTCATCTGTTTTTGATTGTTTTGCTTTAGAAGTATCTAAACTAAAATTCGAGGTCGGCTTATCATCAAATGATTCAGCTGGCTCTGAAACAATATCTCCTTCTTCAGCAGCATCATCAGGTGATAACCACTTTTCTAAAGCAGACTTCATTTCATCAAACGAATATCTCTTAAATAATTCTTCAGGATTTGGTTGAGTTTTTAACCATTCTTGAACTTTACTAGAATCTTCACTAAGTGCAGATGTTTTAAGTCTAACTCTTACTGATGACTTATTGTAAGGAGTACCTGTTGACTCTGGTCCTACAGTTTCTACTGTTAAATCTCTACCACCAGATACATCTGTGTAATCTCCGATTTCTTCATCTACAGCAAGCGCTAATAGCTCTTCATAAACTTGCTTACCAAATTGCCATAGTCTAACACCTTTATCTTCCTCACCTCTAACAATTACAGGAGCAAAGATTCTAGTTTTAGCATCAAGCTTTTTAGCTAGAATATAATTTTCCTTATTATACTCTTCTCTAAGTTTTTGAGCAAATAAATAAATAGGGTCTTTTTCACCGAAGTTAAGTGGTGAAATCATAACCTTATTTGTAATCCCATAATAGAACTTTAGTTCCTTAAATGGGTTTGAAGAATTATACGCTGATGGTACAATCCTTACTTGTTGTTTACCCACAGTTGGTCTCCAGAAAATTGTTGTATAATCTGTTTTTTGACCACTTGAGTTTGATTTTTGTTGGAGTCCGTCCAACTTCTGTTTAAGTAATGATAAATCCATAATTTATAACTATTTTTAAATGTAACTCTAATATACGAACCAAAATTTGGGGAGCCAAACTATAGTTCAATAATCTTAAAAATCTTTGTATTTAATTGATTTAGCTCGTTATGTTGAGTAAGTAAGATACAATTTCTGTAGTGTTGCCAATCAATTCTGAATTTGGTATCAACGACGCCACCATTTAGCTTCTTAATTAACTCATTTAAAGCATTAATCGTATACAAAGTATTTGATTCTTTTTTTCTATGCACCAATATAGTATTCTCAGGTATGGTACTCACGTTAGCTTGTTCAACATTGTAAGTCACAACATATTCTTCTTTACCAACAATCTCTAAAACAAAGAGTTTGTTGTAAATAATTTCATATTGTGATTTGATATCCTCTATAAGAGTGTCAAGACCTTCTAAATTTGTAAAGGTGCAAAATAATTTATTATTCAAGTCGCTTAAATTTTGTATGGTTGTTATAACGTCATATTCCGCGTTATACGTATTAAGCTCTCTATCCAAAGTTGTAATCATAACCTTCTATCTCTTTAATATTTAATTTATATTTTTTGAAAATATTTCTAATATCTTCTAAAAGTTTGGATTCATTTTCATCAAAATCGAATAAGAATGAATCATATGTATACAACACTAATTTTGTTTTGTGTTGCTTTAATGTACAAAATATATCCCACAAAATCAACGTATTTAAAGACGTTTCCATATTTTGTAGTATATAATTAAACAGTTTTTGCGGCTTCATATTTTCCAATTCATCCTTCGTATATACAAAGTTTGAAATAGGACATTCTACAAACCCCTCACTATTAAATTTTTTCCAGGCTTCATCTATAAATCCTTGAACTTTTTGAAAGAACTCAAGATGTCTATAATTTTCGAAAACTCCCCCATAAAGCTGTTTAAAAGTAAGCTCTTTCGATTTTTTGTAATCCACTTTATATAGGGCAGCAAAATGAGAGTGAATATCACTAGTGGGAAAGCTATAATTAACGAGGCGAGCAGCCAAACTAGGATGGTAAGCAGAGATATCAATTTCCACAAATTTAGTATTACGAGGAATAAAACTCTTTCTACATCCGTTTTCTTTATTAAGTGCGGCATAATTTACATTTTTAAATTTATTTGATGGTCTTGTTGTAGTTGTTTTTAAGTTGTACTGAGTGTAAACTCGTTCACCATCAATGGTATGGAAGTATCCTTCGAAGGTAGGAACGTGTACTTGAAGTCCACTTCGCTCGATAGCGTTGAATACCACGGATACTCTACTGTTATAGAATTCATTATATTTTGTTTTTTCATTATTAATATTATTTTTTAGATCTTCCCAAATCATCTCACACATTTCATAGTGTTTAACAATTGGGATAATTTTATTTAACTCCGGATTATCACTATGTTGTCTATAATATAATTCATGAGTTGATGTTGTAGGTCGTATATACGTAGTAGGTGGTATATTGATGTCATAGAGCTCTTTTAGGCAAAAATAATGCAATATCTCCTTTTTATCTCTACAATATAACTTTTCATACTTACTTAGTATTTCGTTTATACACGTATTTGCTCCATTAAATGTCTCACTATGGTCAACACATAACATAAACCCCTTACTTGCTAGTAATGGCCTAATATACACCAATGACACACTATTTTGTGCCGGGTGTATTTTATCGTTAAATGGGATTATTTCAATAAATGCTTCTTTATAACCACTATTGTAAAAACCCTTTAACTGCTCTTCATTTTCTATAAGCCAGTACATAAAACCTTTTTCGACAATATAAAACCTCTATTTAGCCCCTCCAATATTTATCAAACTTTCCTTTAAATGAGAGTTTGAATCCATAAAGTTTTTGTTTTTGTTCACTTAAAGCTACTATTGATTCATTACGGTTGTATACTTCTTCTTTACTACCTTTTAAATTCCATCCAATTTTTATTGGAACATATAAATTATAATCAACAGAAGGATCTAAATCTAAAAATAAGCGATATTCTTCAAGTGATACTTCAATAAATTGGCTTTCATTTCCTTTTTTAATAAAATATCTTTCAAAAATACCTCTGTTATAATCTTCTTCTGTTGGATAGGGAATTGATTTAATTGGAGGTCTAGGTGCATCTCCTCTATCTTTTATTTTTCTAGAAGCATAATAATCAGCATCTTCAATATACATGTTTACTCCTCTAGGTTCATTATGAGCTACTCTTTTAAAAGAAGATTTGTTATTTTTAGGATTAACTGTTGGGTTTGATAATTCGGATTCTGATGGTTTAATAACTTCTAATGGTTCGCTATTTTTTTGATTTGGGTTAGTACCTGAATAGAAGCTTCCATCAGCTGTTTTATAATAAGCACCAATATATTCTTCAAATGGGGTTCTAATATATTTTAATTCACCTCCATTTGTATAAAGATCTGTTACTATTTGATGTTGTGGGTAATACATTATATTAATTTTACTTTTCTACCATCATCACCTCTCATATTGGTAATTGCTCCATATTTTGCTGTTGCATTTTCTACTGCTACATTAATATTAAATTCTAATCCAAAGTGAACACTATCTACATAACCTGCAAAAGTTCCACCCCAAACTAAACCATTTTGAGTAGCAGCTTTATCAAAACCATGGTTAATCCAAGGCACGTTATTATCTTTCATTAATGATTTACCTGAAGGGGTATCAACATTCATATCAATACTTGCGTAATAATTATGTCTAGATTTACCAGGATCTGCATTTGAAGAATTTACTTTCTGTAGTTCTTTTGATTCTTCAATACTTCTTCCTACATCATTTATCCTTAAAGTATACCCCTTATAATTTTCTTCTAAATAAGTAAAGAATTTACGGAATGCCGGTTTAGCATCTGGATTTAGGGTTTCTATTACTTTAGAAGAATTTACTGTTACATATATTGTACGATCAAGATGTAAATTAGCCTTTTTATTTCTAATCCATTGATCTCTTTTCATTTTCCTACTTCTACCTTGGGTACCTTTTGGATTTTCAATTTTAGGATATATTCTAAAAGCTTCAGCATTAATTTCAGTATTGGATGGAACTTTGTATCCTAATAGTTCTCCTTTTCTAATTTTAATAACTAGTTCTTTTGTGTCATCAGGTTGTGGTCCTCTTTCATTTTCAGGAAGTAAACCTGTTTGGGTTTTCTGAATTTCACTATAAAGGTTTCCAACATTACCTTTTACTATTTTTTTAGTATTTGGAATTGAAAGAGTATCTAAATCTGTTTCCCAAGTATTATCTTGAATTTTATGATCAACTTTTTGTATTAAAAATTTTAATGCTTTTGGATATTGATCAGGAAGAAAAGTATTATTGATATTTAATTTATTATAAATTTTTATACCAGAAATTCCTTCTAATGTTATATTAAAACCAACAGGAATAAATCCTATTTGAGAAGAAGGGCTTCTATTACTTTTATCTTCAGGATTATCAATATTTGGAGTATCATAAATCTCTTTAGTAATAGTATTTATATAAGTTCTAAATGCTGCTTTTCCTCTAGAAATAAAACTTGAATCATATTTAAAGTAATTAGCTTTATTAGGATTAACTTTATATTTTTTTTCTACTAAAACCCAACCTGCACTTTTTCTTTCACCATTTTCTCTTCTATTAGGTTTCCAAACCCAAGTTTGTACTTTAAGTTCAGTACCCCCACCAAAAGCATCCGCTAGGTAAACGGCATAATTATTATTTTGTTCAGCAGATAATTCAGATTGGGAAATTAAATCATCATTTGCTGCTAAATGTCTATCATTTTTTAAAGTTCGATTTACAAATTCCTTAATAGACATATTTCCCCTAATTGATTCGTGATGTATGCTTCTATTATCTCTTCCATATTCTGATTTTTCAAAACTTTTAAATCTATTATCTGAAGATTTATCAGTTCCTGAAAATGCAACCCAAGAAGATTTTTGATTCCATATTTTAGCTAATGCATCTGCTCTTTTTTGTAATTCTTTTTCTTCTTTATCTTCTTTAGTCATATTGTTTTGAGGATCTACAATTGCAGGGGAAAATCTATCCCTTAATCCTTCATTCCAATATGAAAAAGCAGTTCCATCTTCAACTTTAGTAGTACTTCCTCCAGCAGTAGTTCCTATACTAATCATAGATGCTAAATCTGGGGTGATTGAGGTTTTGAATGAAATATCTTTTACAAAATTTGATTCTTTTTTGCTTGAATTATAACCATATACTTCTAAATCTACTACCTCAACTTTTGGATCAGCTATATCTTCTAAATATCCCGATATTGGATTTTGATCAATAAAAGTAACAATTTTATCTTCTTTTATAACAGGTTCAATATGATTAACCCCTCCTAAAGCAGAATTTATACCATCACAAATTCTTTTAAAAAATTTAAATACAGATAACTTTCCATCTGTAGTATTAGCAATTAATGATGAAGAAATAAAATCATAATTTAAATAAATATTCATTAACCTACCATAAAGCACACCACTTGGGGTAAAACTAACATAGGATTCTAAATCCTTTTCTAATGATTCTGGGGTTATAATTCCATTAATTCTAAATCTAGGATTATCTTCTCCTAAATCCCCAAATACAGGTTTAAAAATACAAACTCTAGGATCTAAAGAAATTTGATTTGGAAAATATGAAACTTTATTAGCAAAAACATCATTCTCAATATCTAATTGAGGTGAAATAAAATCTCCAGTTTTAATACCTGGTATAAGATTATTTTGAACAAGTTCTAATAACTCTCCAAAACTCATATAATAAAAATATTTGTTATTGCTTTTTAATGTATTTCTATCTATGGATGTTGTTCTACCTGATTTTTTAGCCCCTATTGTTGCAGCAGCGTTATATGATGAAAAATATCTACTATCATTTTTAAATAAATCATCTAACCCAATTGTAGAAAAAAGATATCTACCTAATTTATTATCTTGAGCTGAATTTACTATTGGAGTGTCTATTAAGTTTTTAAAACCTATTAATTGATTATCATCTATAGAAGAGGAAATATCTACTTGTATTTCATCTAAATCAACAGCAGATACAGGAATATTAGCTTGTATAGATTCTACTACATCTCCTACAGTAATCAATTTTAAATCAATATCGTAACTGCCATCTGATCCAAAAGTCCAAGTAAAGTTAACTACTTTTCCAAAAAAGCCATCATAATTTCCATGATATTTTATCCTATATTCTTCTATAGTATTAATCATAGATAATTGAGTAGTATCATTAGTATTAAACCAAAGATCTTCTATAATAGTATTTTCTGTTGATTTGAAATTACCATCATTATCAATATACTTATCATTCCCCCATTCAAGCATCATGGTAAATCCTATCCTTAAATAAAGTAATTCTAAAAGAGCAAATTGATATTTGTTATAAGCTTTAATTTGAACATTAGCTTCTCTAATAGATCCCCTATTTAATGATTTTACTGTTACTGAGGTAATCCCAGGCATAGGTTGTTGACCAAAATCAGTTCCACCTAAACCATATACTGAATTAAAATTCCAAATACTTTTAGTTTTATTATATCCTGATCTAGAGGTATACCCTAATCCTTTTCCTTTTTGAAAATTATCTTCACCATATATAGGATTACCCTCATCATCATAACTTTCATTAATTATCTCTCTATTTAAACGTGAGGTACCATTAAATAAAATAGTTTTTTCTGCTAATTCAGTGCCTCTAAATTGATTTACTAAAGTTGGATCCCCAATAACTCTTGCTAATCTTTCTAAACCACCATCTTCTTTAACAATCTCCATTCCTGAAGCTAACTTAACCCAGGCAGTTTGATTATTTAAATATTGGATTTGTTCTGGAGTTCTATCTTGACCATATCCAGAATATTGGTCTTTTTGTCTTTGACCAATTTGTTTGAATACATATTCTTTAAATTCTTCTCCAACTATGTTTCCAGTCATAACTATCTTTCATTTAAGGCCTTGAATTGAGAAATTACTGAACCTATATTTTGTGGTATCCTAATTTGTCTGCCTTCTGGAATATAATAAGAATTTTGGGGTAAATCACTATTTGCTGAAGAAATGATCCACCATAAAGAAGAATCATTATAATATTCTTGGGCTAAGACATCAAATCTATCTCCTTGGGTAGTATAAACGTAAATATCTTCAAAAGATAAAGGTATTTCTGGATACTTAGTAGTACCGTAATATTTTTTACCTGTGAGGTCATTTAATATTTTTATGTCTTGATATCTTCTCATTTATTAATATAATTTATATCATCATAATTATTATTAAACCCATTATCTAAAGCTATATATCTTTCTTTACCAAATTTAGTTAGATCACCATTCTTTTTAAAGCTATTTCTTTGAACTTGAGGGGTAAATTCATGTATTGGAATAAAGTTAAATCCTGTTACTTTAATTATATGAGGCATTTCTTTTACCGTTTTATCAGATTTAATTTTATTATTTCCTGTTCCTACTGTACTTTCAGGATTTGTTGGTATACCTATTTCCCAAGGTGATTCTTCAGGAACACCATAAGATAAACTTGTAATAATTCCTGGTTGTTCATATAAGTAACCCCCAACAGTTAAAGTAGCTAAATTGCCTCTCATATATCCTATAGTTTTAGAATAATCAGGTGCTAATGTTGAAGCTAAATAATTTAACTTTTGGTACATTGGCATTAATTCTTGTTTAGATTGGGCTGCTACTGTCCAACCTAACGAAATTTTTCTATCAAATCCATTATATCTGTAGAAATTTTCTCCTCTACCCATGAATTTATCTGAATTCCATTCTGCACTATAATCATCATTCATTGAATCTAAAAATGCTCTAAAATGAATAAATACTTTTTGTGAAGGATTATCATTTTGAATAATTCCAATTCTAAATTTAACTAAATCATTTTTATCTTTATCTTGTCTAACTATTCCTGATTTATATAATCTAATAGCATTGACTTTATCTACAGGATCTAATTCTGTTATAGATTTGTCTTTATCTCTTCCTATTTGTTGTTTACCTATTTGATAATTTCTTGTGTCATTCTTTTTACCTGGGTTTCCTAAACCAACTCTAGTTTCAATATTACTATCAGGATAACTTAAGCTAATAGTGTTTTTTCTATAATCTTCTGTTATTGTAGGATTTTCTTTACTAGATTGTCTTGCAAGTATATCTTCACTTACATTATAAGAATTTGGAGCTATTAATTTTCCATCTGCTCCAAATGCACTTTTCATAACATCTGTTACTTGAGTAACAGGATTATTATTAAATTTTTGTAAATCAAGTTGGTTTTGAAAGGCACTTAAATTTGCACTTAAATCTTTATTTAAAAACTTACTAAATGGGTTTGGTTTTGGGGCAGAAGATGAATTATTATTTAAAAATTCTAGATATTTAGTAGAAGCTCCTATTCTTTTAAATTGATCATTTGTAGTAAGACTTACATATTCTGCATCATTAGTAAATAAATTACGTCCTGTATATGTTGAAGGAGTATATCTGGTATTATATTTTCCACTATTAATTGTATCAACATTTAATTGATTTAAAAAGTTATTACCACTAAAATTATTAGAACCAAATTGAATTGGTTTAGATATGTCAATATTAGTTGGAAAAGAAAAATCAGGGGTTTTAATATCCATACCTCCAGCCCAACTTACTCCTCCTTTTACATAATTTAAATTTGGGTTATTTAAACCTGTTCTTTGTTTAGATAAAGGTATTCTTGTTTTTCCTATACCTAATATAGCACCAGGTCCTCCTTGATAATTAAAAAGTTCTGTTGCAGATGTTTTTTTATTTACCTTTTCAGTAGTAAATTGTTTTAATTTACTTTCATAATTAGGATTTGAAGTTATTTCAATATAAGTTGGTTGTCCTAATGGATCTGTAGCACCAAATAATTCAAATATACCTCCTCCATTTTTTCCAATACCTTTAAATGGATCAATTCCTTGTTTATTTAAATGCAGGCCTATAGAGTTACCAGCGCTCTGTAATAAAGTAGAGGTCGGTAAGTATATACCGTTATTTAACGCTTTACCTTTGCCATCTGTGGCAACGGACATACGAGATAGTAAATTTTCTTTGGCTATGAATAATGGACCTCCAATTGATTTAAAATCAAAAAACATTTGAGCTAATCTAGAAACGTCCCTAACTGCTCTACCAGGCATTAAAGTACCGCCTCTTAGTAGAACATCAGGCCCACCAGATCTATCAACCCCGCTTAAATCCCTATTTGCATCCGCTGAGAATGGTAAATTTGGATTACCAGGTAAGTCTCTAGTAATATATGGTTGGTTACTAGATCCTCCCCCTACGCGATCTTTAGTATATCTGAGGCTTTTTAGATTTGTTTTAAAATCAATTAATCCTCCCATTTAAAAAGATTTATTCAGGTAAATTGTCCATATATTTAGGTGGAGTTTGTCCATCTAAATCTAATTCCGAAGGTACTGGTTTACCATTTACAGTTGGAATACCATTAATAGAATACTCTTTATGCAATTTTGAACTTGCAAAATCAGGTACACTAGGAGTGGATCCATCTAAGTTTGTTAAATTTGAACCTTGGTTTAATAATTTATCTTTAAGTCCCATAATTTTATTTTATTATAAATATTGAATTAAGAAATTTCGTATAAGTTCATAGGAGACATTTCTGGTTTTTTAGAATTTTGTCTAATTAATGTAGATAATAATCTATTTGTTTGTTCTCCTACTTTATTATCTTGTTGTGGTATATTAATTGATCCTGCTCCTGCTGAAATAACATCATTACCTCTAAATAAATTTGTACCAGCAATTACTGTATCTCTATTATTTAATGATATAGCTCCTTCAGGGCCTAAAAGTACTCTACTTCCATACCCACCACTTGCTCCTTGAGGTTTAGATAATACATCATCACCTTTTTCAGATTTGCCTAATAAACTAGCAATTCCTGCTATTGCAGCTCCTGCTGCTATAACACCTAAGGCAGCTTTAAATGGGTTTGCAATAGCATAAGCTGCTGCCTGAGCCATAGCACTAGATTTTGATGATGCCGCTGTAAGTCTTAATAATCTATTTAATTTAGCAAACCCAGCTAAACCTTTTATTAATTGGGCTCCAAACATTACTGCCATTATACTATTAATAGCAAATGAACTTTCTAAAATTTTACCAATTAAATTAGCAAAATTACCTAGGGGTCCATCTACAAGATTAACTAAAGTATCCTGCATTTTTGCAATAGCATCATTAAATTTTTCTTGGGTAGATAATGCTTCTACTCTTTTAGCTACTTCTTCACCTTGTTCTGCTGCTATGGTTTCAAAGTTTTTACCTCTATATTGTTCTAAAAGAAGCATATCACTCATTTGATCAACACTCATTCCTAAAGATTCAGCAAATGCTTCCTGTTGAATGCGGTTCATATTTGAAAAGTCACTAAAGTCACCCATTTGACTATTAATTTCTTCCATTAATGTAACTTGATCATTATTAAGAGCGGCTAATCTTGCCCTTTCTAAATTAATATCTCTACCAATTAATAATTCAGCTTGTAATTCACTTGTAATTGAACTTTCAAAATCTAATAATTTACCAGCAATTGAATTCACATCTTGTAAAGTCATTCCTAAAGCTTTAGCTTTTGCTACTGCTTCAGTTAATGCTTCTACTGAACCTTGATTTTGGACTAAGGCATAAGCACCTGCTTTACCTACTTCGTCCATTACTTGTTTTATATTTAACTGAACTCCATATTGGGAACTAACTGATTGTGCTATTTCATAAGAAGCTAATTTTTGTTCATCAAAACTAGCACCTGTAGCTTCTGCAAATAATTGTAATTGGGCAGCGGATTCTACTGATGCTCCTAATCTTTGGGTAATTTCAGCAAATGTAACAGAATTTTCAAGATTTAATTTACCTTGTAATCCTAAAGCTTCATTAAATTGAGCTTGTGCTTCAGCTATTCTTTTAACATTAACAAAGGTTTCTGCGGAAGCATTAGCCATGTCCCCCATTTCTTGTCTTACATCTAAAGCCTCTTCGTAACTTAAATTTAAATTTTTCTGTAGGTCAACAACTTGTTTGTTTACACTTCCTGCTGCTTTAACTAACATTGTAAATATAGCAAGGGGATCGGTTAATCCTTTAGCCATATTAGCTAAAGAACTTGTTATACCTGTAAGTGCTATTTTAGTCCTATTAGCAAAAGTACCAGCTTTCTCTGCAGCATCGGCATTAAGTTCACCTATTTTTTTCTGAGCTTTTTCTTGTCTTTCTTTTAAGACAGCTATTCTTTCTTCTTTTTCTGTAACCTCCCTTTGGGTTAAGTTTCCTTTTTCTAGTTCTTGTTGTAAATCTCCAATTTCATCTGAAGTTGATCTAATGATTCTATTTGCAAGAGCATATTTATGTTTAAATTCGTCACTTTCTTTAACTCCTTTAATAATCTCTCTTGAGAGATCAGCCATTTCTTCTTTAACTTCTCCTAATTTAAAATAAGAAGAAAATTGTTTTAACCCAGGAAGATTAGTAATACTATCTAGAAGAGCTCCAGTAGCCCCTAAAGAATCTTCTATAGCTTCAGCTTCTCTTACTGATTCTGCTAATTGTTGATTAAAAATAGATTCTAAATTTAAAATTCCAGTTAAATTAGATAATTGGGTTTTATCTAATTGTCCTTGTTCTTTTAATAATTTTAAATTGCTAAATTGAATCTTGGCTTTTTCTTGTTCTTTTTTAGCTTGTTTAACAGTAACATTGTAAACACCCTCAGTACTATTATATAAATTTCGAGAGATATTAAATAAATCTCTAGTACCCTTTACAATTTGTTGTGTTGTGGATTTTCCTTTAGTTAATTCATTTACTATACCTGAAAAAGAATTATATGTACTTCTGGCTGATACATCTATATCATCTATATCATTTTGGATACTGCGAAGAATTCTTTCAGCTGTTTCTAGATTAGTAATATTATCAGTATTGAATATATCAGTTCTTCCTCCTAAACTATTTAATCGTTTAAGAGCATCTTCAATCTGTTTTAGCTTTTTATCTAGATCAGCCATAAAGGTTGTTTATTATAAATATTGTTATTTATAACTTGTTTTACCTTTTGCTCCCTTTAAGAAATCAGGAGCTTGTACTTTGCCATCTTTACCTATTACAGTAACTTGGTCTTTGGAATCTTGTGTTTTTTGATTTTCCTTAGCTTGTTTAGCATACCACTCTTCTATAAATTTAAAAGTAGCATTTCTAAGCCATACAGGCATATTATAAACAGTTTGATAGTCATATCCACCTTTACCATGGAATACTATCTCATGTATTTGTCTAAATAAACCTTTTCTATAAGTTGGCGTCAGGCCAAAAAAAGCTGAGGTTAATTGGGATGATACGGTCTCTTCCGTCTGAGCTCCGAAAGGACAAATCCACGTCAGGCATGCACTCTTTGTACTTTTGCCTTAACGCGCGTGAATCCATAGCTAATAAATAATTATCTACAAATTCCCCAATGACCTTGGGAGTTCCGTCTCCTTCTACGGAAGTTATAATGGTTTTTAAACGAGTAGAAATTTCTGGAGAGGCATCTGGAGTAATTTTCTTAATACCATCTAAATCTTTTTCAATTTTCTTTTCGTCTTTACCGGTTAATAATTTAAATTTTATTTTATTACCTGAATTAGGTAATTCATAATCAAATTCGTTTGTATGTTTAGGTAAATTATCAAAATCAATCTTAACATTTTCTAACTTTGTTAAATCAATATTTTCTTCTTTACCTGCTATTTTAATAGGATAATTTTTACCATATCCTAAAATTCTTGCTGATATAAGTAATGCACTTTTATCTCCTGTTATCATATCATCTAGATCAAACTTAGGGGAAATAATTAGGGAAGATAATAGTTTATCTAAAACAGTACCATCTTGAATATAATTTGCATTAGTAAGAATATCCTCTTCTTTAGCAGTCATGTATTTCATTTCTACTATACCACTTGATAGGGGATGTTCTTCAGGATAAAACCAACCTTTTGAAGGTAATTTAACTTCTTCAGTTGGGAATTTAAAGTCGGGCATAATCTTTATTTTAATTAAAACGTTTTGTCAGTAATAAATATTAAGATAAAAAAAAGCTTGACCGAAGCCAAGCAATTTTTCAAAAGTATGAGGGTTGGGTTTTTTAGAAGTTTAATACACAATAATCTGGTTGTACAGTCATTGTGAGTTCTTGTGCGGCATTTTCTTGATCCCAGTTATAATCACCAAAGTTAGCTTCAGTAATTATAGCACCTTTAATAATCCATTCAGATACGATATCTCCTACAGGACCTAATACGTTTACAGTTAAGTCTTTTTTATAGAAATCACTGTATCCATCTCTACCTGTTACTGATTCATGGTGTAATCTTACCCACTCCATTACAGCTTGAGCACCTGATGGTGTAATAGGATCAAATAATGTGAACTGGATTGTATTCCAAACTGTTTTTCCTTTAACATAACGTTGAACGTTAATATGATTTAAAGGCACAGTCCCTTGGGTTACAGATACGGCTCCGACACCCTTCATAATGTACGAAGGAAATCCATCAATATAAAGAATAAATCTATTCTTTTGTTTTGGCTCAAATGCCGTATAAAAAATTTCGTTAGGATCTAATACTGCCATTTTATGTTTTTATTTTATTATAAATATTCTACTTTTTAATTTTTATTCTGGAAATACTGCTCCTGTTGGTAATACATTGAAATCTAGCATAATAAATTCAGCTGTTCTAGTTGGTTGGATATAAATCTGACCTACTAATTGATTTCTATCAATTACATCTGGAGTATTGTTAGTATCATCCATTACTACTTTAAATGCGTACAATCCTTGTCTTTGTTGTACTGATTCTAAGTAAGGATTAACTTGACCTAAGAATATATTTCTTGTAGCAATTGTATTTTGTTCAAATACTAAGTTATCAGCTACTTGAGAGATAAAGCTCTTAAGTTGAATTAATAATCTTCTTACATTTACTCTATCTAATGCACTAGCTCTTTTCTGTAGTGTTTTCTGACCAAATACTACAACTCCAGTTCCTGGGAATGTAGCAATTGGGTTGATATTAGCTTCGTATAATGAATCTCTATTTGTTGTAGTTAATTTTCTTTCTGCTTTAGTTACATTACCAAGAGCACCTCTTGTTAATCCAGCAGGAGCAAACCAAGCATCACTTGATCTATCAGTAAATGCATATACTCCTGGAATCATTGTTGAAGCAGGTACCCAAACAACTTGTCCAATATTTGGATCAACTGTTTGTAACCATGGCCAGTAAGTAGCAGCATATGAACTATCGAATGCAGCAGCATTACCAATCATTGTACCAATGTTTGTTCCGTATCCATCTAAATCAATTACTGCGATACAATCTTGACGAGTTTCTGCAGTGCTAACTAATAAAGTAACTGCTGTACTGTGATCTGAATTATTTAATCCAGGTGCAGTTAATAAATTAAATCTATAATCATCTTTATTTGATAATAATTGGATTGATGCTGTATAATCTAATTGATTTAAACCTTGAACATCACTACCAATTGCATCATAGAATTTAGCATTTGCTCCAAATAATTTACCTTCACCTCCAGTAAATGAACCTGAAGAAATTAATGGTAAGCTTGCAGTAAATTCTGATTTAGCATCACCTGCATTATCAAAATAATCTGGTGTTTTATAATTTACAGCAGATACTCTTACATATTTACTTCTGTTAATATATTCACCTTGAGAACGTACATATGAATCTGTACCATCTTCTACGATTGAGTAACTTGTGTTACCAATTACTTTTTCTACGTAATTTGGTGATTTTGGATCTAATGATAAATTAGACCAAGTTTCTAATATTGATTTGTTTCTATGGCTATCATTTCCTCTTCTAACTAATAAGCTAAATGTACCTGAACCTGTGTTTCTTGAAGCAATTTCCCATCTTACATTATCTACTGAACCACTAGCTAAAGCTCCATTTGAGAATGAAGATCCTGAGTTGTTCATCATTTCACCTTCTGATAGAGTAGTTAATACGAAAGGAACTCCGTTAATAACATCTCCAGCTCCTAAAGCACTATATGATAAATCACTTGCACTTCCAATTTGTCCACCTGCTACACTTAATACTTCTCCAACAGCATATCCACTTCCTCCTGAAACTACTGAAGTTGAAGTAACTTCTACAAATAAATCAGAAGATTGTAATGTAACTATTGAAGCTGTATTACCACCAATTATATCTGAACCAATTGTTAATGTATCTCCTGCAGCATATCCACTACCTGTAGAAGTTGCTGTGATTGAAGTTACAGCACTTTCAGATACTACTACATTTAATACAGCACCTGTTCCACTACCATTTGTACTTGGGGATAAAGAATAAGTATTATCAACAGCGTCTGATGAGTTTGATGAGATTGATGAAGTTAAAGCATCAAGTCCACCTAATAATTTACCATTACCATTACTAGTAACAATAGTTAATGAAGCACCTTCTCCACTTAATGAACCAGTTGGAGTAACTGTATAAGAACTAGCTGCTCCTCCTTCTCCTCCGCTACCAACGGATAATGAAGCACCAGTATCAAGAACTCCACTTTCTGCTTCGTTGTACATTCTATCTGAAGATGCACCTTGGAATGAACCAGATACAACTCTAGTTACTAATAACGATTCCCCACCTTGAGAGAAATAATTGTTAGCTGAAATAGACGTTAAATATGTGTATTCAGAAGATCCACTAGTAACTGCTCCACCGAAAACTGCTTGATATTCACTAAATGAAGTTACTAATGTAGGAATACCAACAGGACCTTTAGCAGCAGGTCCAACGATAGCAGCTCCTGCTTCTACGGGTTGACCTTGAATAAAAGATTGGTCGTTTTCGCGAGCCAATACACCAGGTGAGATTAATGTTTCTGCCATTTTATATGTTTAATTTATTTATTTATTTATAAATATTAAAAAATTCTTTAAAGAACTAAGAGGTTTTTGAACTATCTAAATTTTCTGGTTCAATTGGGGTAATTTCTCCAGTACTCAAGTTTATTTTACCATCTCCATACTTTTTAGTTAAATCACTACCCAATTCATTTTGCTGTTGCGCCAGCTCTCGATATTGATCAACTAAACCAATTTTTTGTAATTCTAATTCTCCAATCGCAAATATAATTTCATTACTTATTTGTTGATTAGATTGTACTTTTTGCAACTCTTCTTTAGACAACTTCATACTTTCTTTTGTTATAAATATATATAGGTTTATTTAAATTCCAATAGTTTAACTAGTGTTTTGAATACTTTTTGAGGTGTAATTACTTTATGGCAAATATGTTGTAAAGGTGTATTTTTATTTTCAGGACACCAATTCCAATCTCCTTTATCAAATTGATAATTTTTATTTACCCAACAATTATTACATACAGAATAGTCTTCTACTTTAGTTAAACCTTGTGTAAATTCATACCCATAGGGTATAAAATTATTTATCATTAGTGTAGGTTTTCCTACAGCCCAATTAAACCAAGATAACCCTGAACCTAATCCTATAAAATATTCTGCATGGTATAGGTAGTTATAGGTATTTTCCCAATTTAATTTGGGTTTGTTTATGATATTTTTTTTATTATGGTCTTCATAGGATATATCTACTACTTTATATCCTTTATCATTTAACATTCCTGCTAATTCTTCCCAGTAATTATAAGGCCATTCTTTTAATCCCGCAGTTGAATGTGGTCCTATACAAATGTATTTTTCTTTTAATGGTCTTTCTTTAGGTTTGAAATCAATACCATGGTTTATTTCTTTATAAGGCAAATTTAATATATCAGTAGCTGCCTGGATTAATGGGATAGTATTTGGTTTATTTGGGTGATAAGAACCTTCATCCCATGTATCATTAGTTATAAACCACCCTATTTCAAAACAAGCATAGTAATCTCCACCTTCCCCAGGTTCAACTAAATTAATATCTTTATATTTAGGTAAATTTTTAAACCATTCATTATGAAAAGTAGATAAAGAAACTTTACATTTATATTTTTTAGCAAATTCAATTGCTTGAGGAGCCCATGCTAATGTATCTCCTATTGATTTTGATGATAATGATATTCTAATATGTTTGCCTTTAGGATTAAATTTATGAACTATTTTATTATTAACTTTAATTACCCAAGGAGTATGCCATTTTTGACTACATTTACTCCACATATTATTTTGGATATTAGTAGAGTATACAAGTTTATTAGTTTTAGAATCAATAAACTCAACAAAATAGTTTTGTTTAACATCCCCTATTACTTCTACTTTAGGAGCATAATCAAAAGAAATTTTTATTTTATTTTTCATTTAATAATGATTCATAAAATTTAATATGGTTATTAGCAAATTCACTAACTGAATTAGTAATATTTTTAGAATTATATTTAATAGGTGAATGTATTGTTTCTATTAAATTATTTTTATCAGTAAATAAATTACCTGTTAATGGTGTAATAAAAGGAGTATATTCATCTCCATAATGATCTAAGTTATAAGCCATTATCTTAATATTATTTGAAATAGCTTCTTTTAATACTATTGGATTACATTCCCAATTAGAAGTAAATAACATTAAATCTGACATTTTAAAGAAAATATCTGTATCATTTCTTTCTCCCCAAATTAAAACATTAGGAGGAAATTCTTTCATTAATGGTTCCCAATATTTTTTAAAGTTAGGAGCTTGGTTACCTACAAAATGAAAAATATAAGTGTGTCCATATTTCTCATATAAGTTTTTTGCTATTTCTAAAGCATATCCTTGATTTTTTCCTGGGGTCCATAATCCTATATTTACTATATGGTATTCACCTTTTAATAAATAACCTTTTTCAGTTAATATTTCATTCCTTGTTTTAGATGATTGTATAAGAGGATCAATTGGGAATGTAATTAAACTTTTTTTACCTTTTTGGTCTTTGAAAGTGTTTTCTATATGATGAGGTGTAACACAAGCATATCCATCAGGCTCATGTAATTTTCTTTCTGTAGGATTAAAATAAATATTATGACAAGTTTCTACTACTTTCCAAGGATGTTTTTTATCATATAATTCTTTTTGCAGCTTAGGATCAAATGAATTACCTGGGTCAAATCCTTCTGGAATTTCTTCTATGTGGATAATATTAATATCTTTTTCATAACAAAGATTTATAATACCTTTTTGAGCATTTTTATTTCCTAAAAAGCTATAAAAATTTTCTCCTAATAATTTTTGAATTTGTTTTCTTTGAACAACATAATCATTGCTGTAGCACTTCCATTCAACTACATAAACTTCCCAATCAGTATGTTGTTGTATTGCCTCAATACGTTTTAATAAAAACGCGGGCATTCCTCCTGTGCTTAAATGTGGTGCTATAAATAAAACTTTCATTGTATGATAATATAAAAACCCTAATTTAAATTATCACGGAACATCATTAATATTCCCTGTTGTTTCTGAGGTAATAGTAATTTTAGATTTTGAATTAAACTTTTTAATTGCATTTAAATCTTTTTGTATTACATCAGGTACAATATAACCTCTTAAATTTATATTAAATGTACCTTTTACTAATCTATCTTTATCAGCTGTTATTTCTACTGCTGTTGTAAACTGATCAATACGAGTATTGAATTTAAATCTTTCAGGATCACCCCAATATGAATCAGAAGCATATTCTACTGCTTCAATTACTTTATTTAATTGTTCCATATAATATGTCTGTATAATACAACTATAAGTTATATTAAGATAATCAGGAACAACTACAGCATTAAATTCTTTAGTAGCAATTCTATTATTTAATAAATTAAAATTATTATAAGTATTTTTCTTATTAAATGCCTTTTGAAATCCTGCATATAAATTAGCATTAGGTGAGTTAGCATCTAATTTATTATATAATGTTCTATCTTTTGCAATAGTATCTCTTTTAATTACAATAATAGGTAACATTACAGATCCACCTTTATCTCTATAAAATCCATCTCTTTGAAATGATTTCCATCTTTCAGGATTACCGTAGATAATAGGAACTGATCTTCTTTCACCATTTTGATATACAAATGGTTTTATAACATTATTAAAATAATAAAATACTGCTTCATCAATATCCTTGATACCAACTGAAAATTGTTTTGAGGTATCTTTCTTTTGACTAATTTTAGTTGATCTATTAAATTCAATTCCAGTTTGAGATTTATTTGGATTTAAATCTTTATTAGGATTACCCCTTTTAGTATCAAAAGGCTTAACTAAGCTTTTGCTAATTTCTTCTTGTTTTTTAGGATATGGTTTAAAATTAGGCATTAAAATCTTTCTTTATAAGGTGAAATAGCTACTTTATCAGCAGGTATTTTATATGTGTTACAAATAATAGATAAATTAACTCCAAAATCTTCTAATCCAGGATTAAGTGGATTAGGAGTACCATCAGAGTTATTATTAGGATATGATGGGTTTTTACCTACAAAATATTCGTTTGCAACTACTGAATCAACACCATAATATGATTTTTGATATAATAAAATATCTCCTACTTCTGGTACTACATTAGCATCTACTAAATCATCTCTTAAAAATGCAAATGATATATTTTGAGCAAATCCTACCCCTTCATCTACATCAGGGTAAGTTGGATCTTGCCTGTTAATAAGACAATTAAATAAGAAAGGACCATCATAATATTTTTCACCTGATGCTTCGCCATACAAATTAACTATAGTTTCCTCTAGTTTATATTTGTAAAAGGCAGCTTGCTGTGTGATAATATCATGTAATAGCTCCCTATTAAGTCCTCTTATTAAACTCACATCTCGTGAGCGACCAAACATTGCCATACTATCCTATATAAATTGTATACGGAACTTGTTTTAATTCCGTTTGTTTAAATTCTGCTTCTTGTGCTCGTCTTTCTAATAATGATTTACGAGAAGTTTCATCAAAATATCCTCTTAATCTTTCTATTAATGATGCTTTTTCTGCAGTTCCAGCTGTAATTAAATCAGATTGGTTTAATGTTACTTCAGCATTTGGAATTGGGATATTACTATATTTACCTCTTACATATCCTAGCATTTCTTTTGCTAATGCTAATGTGTATTCAAATATCCATTGTCTTCCTACACTATTAATTTGAGCATAAGTAGGATTAGAATAAGGAGTATTAGATACATTGGTAACATCACCTGGACTGTCACTAACACTTCCAGATATTCTTTCTTCTCTTTCAATGTATTCAAACCAGTAATTTCTACTACCTGAAGATGGAACTGGGAATATTCTTAATTTATTGTTTTTTAATTCAAAGCTATATTGAGATCTACGAACTTGATCATTTAATTCAATTGCTTGAATTGCTTGTAAATCAAAATTTAAAGGCATCATCAAGAAGTTAATAGCAGGACTCATACTACCAAATCCAAAACTATCAAACATATTTTGAGTACCAAATCCAGTTCCTACATAAGGATCATAATATCTTGTAATTGCTGGAGATGCTTGGTAAAATACTCTTTTAACTTCTATACTACCAGATATACCTTGATCTAATGCCCATTGTGCTAAGTCATAATCTTGTTGACTTGCTGTCATTACAAATGAACCAGTGTAATGAGGTACATTTCCTCCACTACCTGCTTCAGCACCATATTGTTCTGTTAATCTTACAATAGGTTCAAAGTTAGGAGTTATAATACTAGTATTTAAATTACTACCAGTTGATAATCCTTCTAAAGATAATTGATTATCTCTAATAATATGAGCATACAATTCATTTCCATAAGTAGTTACTGCTTCTTCAAATGCAGTAAAGAAAGAACCTGATTGTAACTCGACGTCTACTAATGGATAACCTAATCTTTGAGCACAGAATTTGGCAACTTTAACTGAATCCGATTGGAAATCAGTATCATCGTTATAGAAGCCAAAAGGGACTGCTGCTGAATCCCAACTAGGGTTACCATCATATATGGGAATATTAGCCATATTTAAATTTTGTTATAAATATTAAATTAATTTTTATTATTATAAATATAGGAACCTGAGGTAGTTATTGATATACCTTTATCAATAGCATCTTGGTAATACTGTAGTAAGTCTTCTACAATAGGATCTCTATGATTACTGTGTAAAGTAATAGCTTCTAAGTTTTTAATTTTTCTAGCCGCGGCATATAAAAATTTAAATCCAGATTCAGATTTTTTCTTTAAATCTGTTTGATGTTGGTCTCCACAAATCATCATTTTACTTCTTAAACCAATACGAGATGTAATCATTTCCATTTGTTCATGAGTTACGTTTTGTGCTTCATCAACAATGATCATTGATTCTAGAAATGTTCTACCTCGCATAAATGATACAGGTACAATTTCTATTTTACCATCTTCTATTAGTTTTTCAATTTTAACCTTATCATATAAGGCAAAGAAGTTTTGATAAATAGGCTGAACCCATGGATCCATTTTTTCTCTTAAATCTCCAGGTAAAAATCCTATTTCTTCTTTTGATACTGTAGGACGTGTAATGATTATTTTATCATATTGTCTTCTTAAAAGACCATCTAATGCAACATTACATGCTAAAAGTGTTTTTCCACTTCCAGCCCCACCTGCTAATAAGGTGATTGTATTTTGGAGTATAACTGCTTTCGCTTCTTTTTGTTCTTCATTAAGTTGTAGTTTGAACTTAATTGGATTCTTTGGAATCCTCTTTGGACGATAAACTTCGTCTGTGTGCGGTTTTGACGCCATAGACTTATTAAATTAGGGGTTATACAAATGATTAAAGCAAACAGTGATAATACGTTAAGATACGGGTAAATTCCAATATAAGTAGATAATGAGATAAGTATAGTACCCATAAAACGTTGTTGGTTATAAATATCCAAAGGATAAAAAAACCCGGTCAAAGACCGGGTTAATTTATTAAGAAATGTTTAAATATCTATTAGATAGTATCTAAACCTTCTACTTGGATTAATCCGTAGAATTCTGGTCTTACCATTTTCTTAGCGTATCTAGTTAACAATCCTTTTCTTGGAGTGAAAGTATCTGGATCGTATACTAGAGGAGTCATGATTAATGGAATATAAGGAGCAAATACAGCACCACTTTCTAAGAATTGAGATCCTCTAAATCCTAATAGGATTTGATTTTCCTTCATGTAAGGGTTTTTGTATACCTTAATTTTTCCACCACCCATTGCTCCGATCTTTTGTACACCGAATGCATAAGATGATTTTTCTACATCGCCATCTACGTCAGCACCGAATCCTGGAATAGCTTCGATAATTGTAGATACTTTTGGAGATAATACCATAAAGTTAGCACCACCTCTTAAAGTTTTCTGGTGAATTGCGTTACTTAATTTTTGAACTTTAGTTCCTAAAGTTTGGAACCACTGTCCTTGAGTATTATAGAATCCTAAATCAGTAGCAAAGTTATTTGCAGAAGACAAATACTTGTTATTGATAGCAGACCATACTTCAGTACCACCAGAAGCGTTTTCAATTAACATATCTAAGATTTCTAAGTCAATTTCTAATGAAATGTACTCACTTAAGATTGAAGTTAATTCAGCTTCAGCGTCTAAAGCGTGGTAAGCGTTAAGATCTTGAGCGAACTCAGGAGTCCAAACAGCTTTTAGCTTTCTTGTTTTAGCTACGATAGCAGATGATTTCATCTGTACGTTGATTTCAGGGATTGAAATTGAAGCAGAGTTAGAAGCGTTTAACGCGTTGTTTCCGTCTTCAAAATCACCTCTTAAGTTATCAAGTGGTTGTAACTGATAAGTTACATCTACGTCTCCACCGTCAGTAATGTTACCACCATCAACGATGAATACAATATCTCCATCTACATGCTTAGTGAAAGCAGGAATTGATACTACGCTTGAACCTGATACTAATGAGAATCCTCTTACACCATCTAAGTCAGCGTTAGGTAATGAAGCAGTTTCTACTGAGAATTTCAAGTATGAACCTGAAACTTCGTAGTCTGAATCATAGTTCATATCTGACCAGTCAGCTGATTGTGAAGTGTGTGTTACAGCTACTGAACCAGTGTTATTGATTGAGTAACCGAATCTTCCCGCTCCGTAAAGACCACCTGAAGTGTCATTTGAAGCGAATCCTGATACGTCACCGTACATTGACGAACCTTGAGAGAATGGATCCTTATCTGTTCCGTATTGGAAATCTAGATAGAATACAAGACCTGAAGGTAAGTTCATAGGTTGTACTGAAACGAATTCTTGAGCAGCAATTTGACCAAATACTTTTCTTACTAGTGGAAGAGCTACTCCAGCCCATTGCTCACCAGCGTTACCTGATCCAAATACTGACCCACCAATAGAGCTACCTCCACCTGTTTGTGAAGACTCTACTACAAGTTGTTTAGCTTGGTTTTCAAGGATAATTCCCATGTTATTTTTGGAAGTACCACCTAAACCTTCTAATAAACCTGTTTTTTCCCACTTTTCAGCCAATCTAGCAGCGTCGCTTTGTACTGAGTGATATGGGTTTGCACTTTCTAATAAAGTTTGTAAACTCATGATTTAAAAGTTTTAAATAGGGTTAAAATTAATTATTTTTAATTATACCAGCTAATTGTTGCATTCTTCTAAATGCATCATTTTCAACAATCGGCTGTTTAGCAACTGGAGCAATTCCTGTTGCTTTTGAAGCGCTACCTTTTACTTCATTAATTGATGGCTTAGCTTTTTTAGCTGTAATTCCTTCATTTAATGTTTCAAAAATAACTTTAGCTTCTTTTACTGTAGACGCTTTGTCAAATGCTTTAAGCACTTTAACTTTTTTGTCTTCAGTTAAATTCTTAGACTTAAAGATTTTGTTAGTATAAAGTAGTTTAGCGTTTAATAAGTTAACTTCGTTAAGTTCCTTTCTAAGTTCCTCAACTTCAGCTAAAGCAGTTTCAAGCTCATTGCTTTCTTCTACTTTTTCTTCATTAACTTCTTCTTCGTTAATTTCTTCTTCCTTTACTTCCTTTTTCTCTTTGTCTTCGTCTTTTTTCTCCATCATAGGAGCTGCATCATCTTCAAGGTCGATATCCATTTCCATTTCTGACTCTTCGCCATCCATTTCCATTTCTTCTCCCGCTTCTAATTCACCAGCTTCTACCATGTCCTTAATTACATCCTCAATAAAGCCTTTTAAATCATCTTCAGACATATCTTCTAAATCAATTTCTTCATCTTCCATTTCACCTTCACCTTCTTCGTCTTCGCCTTCTTCTTCGTTGGCGTCGTCGTCTTCAGCTTCAGTTACTTCTTCCGATTCCTCAATTTCTTCAGATTCTTCGATTTCTTCTGATTCAGTTACTTCTTCTGATTCTTTAACTTCTTCTTCTTTAACCTCTTCTACTTCGGAAACTTCTTCCTTAGCTTCTTCGATTTCTTCAGATTCAGTTACTTCTTCATTTTCCGTTACTTCTTCAGTTTCTTCGATTTTATCTTCGTTGATTTCTTCGTCTTCATTAAGTTCTGCAAGTAATTCATCTAAGTTGACTTCTTCATCAACTTCTTCAGATTCATTTACTTCTTCATTTTCATCTACGTTTTCTACTTCTTCAGAAACTTCTTCTTTTTTAACATCGTCTTCTTCGTACTTTTTACCGTACTCTTCAACTTTGTCATCTTCTTTGTCCATTTCTTCTAGTTTAGCAGCTAACATATCTTTTAAATGAGGTGTAAATGCTTCTTCTAAAGCAGCTTTAGCGTTTGCTATGGCAGTTTCTTTAACCGCTTTAGCATCAGCAATTGCTTCTTTAAGCAAATCTCTGTTGTTAGACATAATCGCAAAATTTAAATTTGTGAAATACGGTTATTAGGAACCGTAATAGGAAAGTTTTACATTTGTTGACACCATATAAGAGATGGTGTATTACGGTTATACGTATATGGGGATTCTATAAAATTAACAAACAGGACAAAATCCTTTAGAACAAAGAATTTCTCTTACAATGTTGTTAACATTAGTATAATCATAGGTAATAGTTTCTTTTCCTTCATTTAATGTTTTCATAAATGAACCTGGATTAGAAGGTGTAGAGACAAAATCCCAACATAATAATTCGAAGTCATCTTGTACTTCCATTACATTACCATTTTGTTCTAATGAACCCATACCACGAGATGAAACACCTACAGTTACACCTGCTTTAATTATTTCTTTTAAAATATTGCCTGATGGGGTAGGTAAAATTTCTATTTTACCCATTACGTTATCTCCATCCCACCAATATTCTGAAATTATATGTGATACGTTTTGTAAATTTATAACTGATGATTCTGGGTGGTCTAATTCTCCAATAGCACGTCTTTCTTTAATAATTTGGGAATACTTATCCATTTCACGTTCCCATAAATCTCTGGCATAGTATCTACCATTACCATTTTTTACTTCAGCAGTTGCTAAAATACCCTCAACAAGCAAATTCCCATTCTCTTTATTAACATTTTCAGTTAATTGAATAGGATTTACCTTAAAGGTATGCGTTTCTATTAGTAATTTCTTACTCATTTTCTAATTGTACTTCTTCAGTTTCTACTGAATCAACGATTTCGTCTACGATTTCTTCTCTTTGATATTTTTTACCACACATTTTTTCATACATTTTTTCCATCTTGCCTTTTTTCTTTTCTAAAAGCTTAATTTCCTTTTGCATGGCTTTCATTTTTTTCTTATCTATTAATTCAGATAAGTTATCATCTTCAGAAATCATATTAATGCGTTGCATTTTAGTTTCAATAACTTCGTCTAATTTATTTAACTTAGCTTCTAAAGCTACAATTTGAGCTTGTTTATCGATTTCAGCTAAATCATTATCTAAAGATTCTTTTTTAGCTTTTTTAGCTTTTTTAGGTTTGTCTTCTTTTTTTTCTTCTTCTTCTTCTTTTACAACTTCTGTTGTACCACCCATTAAAGATTCTTTAACTACTTCTTTTAATTTATCTGAGTAGCCACTTTCTTTATGTTTACCGGAAACTTCTTCAGATTTCATAGTTTCAGCTCCTAAACCTTCAATACCGAACATAGCATTGTTCATATAGTATTGGCCATCTTTAGCTAAATTTTTAGATACCATTTCTCTAATTTCATCTAAAGTTTTATCTGGGTTTTGTTTTGCTTCAAAATAAATACCGTTTAATACTTCTTGACCAATTTGGTTATCTAAATTTTTAACATCTGAATAGTCAAAGTTGCTTTCTGCTACTTCTTCTACTTCTTTAGAAGGTTTTTTCTCTACAGCTTTAGCTTCTTCAGCTAAATACTCAGCAAATTTATTTTCAAAATCTGCCTTTGCTGTAGGTTCAAGGTTATTAATAGGTTTTAAATCAATGTAATTTTCATTGATTAATCCTTTTTTTACTGATTCAAATAATTGTTCTGAGTTTTTCATTCTCCTGGTTTTAATAATGTTTCAATGTCGTCTATATAAGCGTTAATTAAATCTGTTCCTTTAACTACAGCATAACTTTTTGGGTTTTCTCTATAGTATTTTATTGTTTCAATTTTAGCTTGACGTATTTCTTTTTTAATATTTTCTAAACGAGACTCTATAGTATCAAATGCCATGATTCTTTCTTCATGGAATTTTTTTACTTGGTCCTCTTCTTGTTCAATCAATTTATACTTATACATATTAAAAATTCTTTACTTCTAAACCACTACCTTTTTGAACATAATTACCATTTTTGTCCTTAGGTACTAATTTGTATTTGAATTTTGTAACATAATAATTATCTTTTACTCCATCTGGGCCTGCTTTAGGGCCTGGTCCTAATGTTGCCCCAACATTTTCTTTTAATCCTCCTGGAGTTTTTAATTTTTTTCCTGATTTAGCATCTGTATCATATCCACAAGTACCTTCAGGTAATTTTTTTTGCTTTTTAGGTAATTTAAAAGCATATTTAGTTAAATAAGAACCTGCTCCAGCTGATGTAGACATTTCTTCTATTTCTGATTCTTTTACTGGTTTTACTCTATCACTAGGGAATCTTTTAACTGTACTACCATCAAATCTAACAAATGTTTTATCTCCTTCTACTTTTTCAACTGAACCTGTACCATACATTTTTCCATCTTTATCATAAACATGTACTAAATCAAGATGGTCATTAATTCCCTCAGCCATCCTCATTTGTATTCTATCATAAATTTCTGGGTGTTCTTTTCTAATATGGGTTCTAACTTGGTTTCTTATTTGACGGATTTGATCATAAAAATCTCTAAATTTAGGATCATCCTTAGATTTTGAAGCAGTTCTTTTAGCTATGTCTACTAGATCATCTAATTCTTCAAACATTTTATCATACCCAGGTAATTGTTCTATTCTCCAACTAACTGCACCTGTGGTATCATCAATTTTATAAATGGTAGATTTAGATGTCCCATCTGGACTATAAGATACTTGGCCAACTTTAAAAGGTTCCCCTTCTTTACGTTCAAGTTCCTTTGCCGCTGCTTCAGGAGAAGCAGTTTTAGACATTTCTTTAAGTTTATACTTGTACTGCATTTGCTACTTTAATTTCTTTTACTAGTTCAAAATATTGTAACAAATCAACTAAATTGTCATTAGAAACTTTAGCTGTTTTATTTAATTCAACTAAATATTTAGCTACTTCCTGAATTTTAATTTGTGTAGCTTTATCTTTAACATTTTTATTTACTTCAGTTAGTGTTGATTTTAATTCTACTATTTTAGAATTATAAAAATCTCTTAATCCTGGAGTTGAGTCTACTGAATTAATAAACTCTTTAAGTACTTGTTTTTGTTCTTTAGATAAATTTTCATATTTAGAATTAAATTTTTCTAAAAGAACTTTATAAGTAAGTATTCTTAAATCTTTATCATATGTTTGAAATTCTTTAAGAACATCCTCTTTAACTACTTCTTCTTTAACTTCTTGTTTAGTCAAGTGTTCTAATAAAGTAATTTTATTTTCAATTAATTGATTTGAATCACTAGCTTCATCAGCATTATATCCTTCGATTAAGGTGTATAAAGCAGCTAATTCTTTATAATTTTTAATTTTAGAACCAAAGAAAACATCTAGGTTATAATGTTTTTTGATTTCATTAATTAAATTATATTTTTGTTTTCTTAAAGAAGCTCTATTAAATTTTTGAGACGATTCTAATATAGTAGAAATTACAATATTAGCTCTTCCTTCATTTAAAACCTTTGATTTTAAAATTGATTCGTATAACTTATACTCACGACCTAAGGAAGTTTTTACGAAGTATTCTTTTAATATACTTATTGCTGGAGAGTCCCCTCCTTTTAAAGTATCGGCAGTAATCTGACGCACTAAAAGCTCAAAAAGGATACCTGTATTCTTGTACTTGGAGTGTTTTATTTTCATTAAAAAATATATTTATTTATAAATATTAGAAAAGATTTATTCCTTTAATTGTTTTTCATCAAGGAGTGATGTATCATCTTCATTTTGCTCAAAAACTAACTGTTTTTTATTCATTTTCTTAAACATATCTTTGTTCTTTAAAAATGTAGTTTGAGCAGTTTCCAATGCTAATCCGCTTTTATTTGTATCTGTTCTACTATCTCTTGAATCATTTTTATCAGTATCTTTCATACGTTTAACACCTAAACGATCTTTTCCAAAGTTACTATCTTGTTTATTAATATTTGAAATAGAATCTTTAGGTCTTCCTAAATCAGCGTCTTCATTATATCCTGGGGGTACATTACCTGGGTCTGAATACATTCTACCCTTACCATATAATGAAGCTAAATCATGAGGAGTACCATATGATTTACCTGTTGCAACAGGATCATTTCCTTCTGCTTCAATTTGTGTTAATCTAAATGTTCGTTTAGCATCTTCTCTCATTAAATCTCTCATTTCATCATACTGATCTTCTGATAAATGATAAATGTTATCATAAATCCAATCAGTAGGCATGATTTTTTGTTCTTTTAATGTTTGAGCTAATTCTGTTTTAGATTTTAATAATTCAATTTTTTCTTGTTCAAATATAATTGATGGTGTTTGCATTGAAATTTCAAAATTAGTCAATGCTTCATCTCTATACCCTTGAGCATATAAGTGAACTAATGCAATTTTATTAAGCTCGGAAACCATAATACGTTGTAAACGTTCAATAGTACGAGCAAATCTAATATCTTCAGCGGCTAATGTAGCTTTACCTTCTGTAGTTTCATCATATCCTAAAAATGCTTTAGGAATTTTAAGTGCTGCAAATAATTTATCTCTTAGATATTCAACATCTTGAATACCATCATAATCTAATCCTTTAGTAGTTTCGATTTTTGTTGTAGTATCATTTCCACGAACGGGGATGTAGAAATCCTCCATCATGTTTTGCATGTTATATTTCATGTTATACTCACCTGTTTTTTGGTCTAAATAAGGAGTACGTTTCATGTTTGAAATAGTTTTTTGCATAAATGCATCTATTTCATTTGGAGGAATTGATCCAACATTCATATAAAAAATACGTTTTTCAGGAGCACGAGCAATTCTATGAATTAACATTGCATCTTCCATTAACGTATATTGTTTAAATAATTTTCTAGCTGGTTCAATATATGAACGACCATAAGGAAGATAATTAGTATCCCCAATTAATCTAAAGTGAGCCATTTCATAATTGTCAAAGAAAATACCATTTTCAGTTTGTGATCTATTGTTAGTAGAATACATTCCCGAACTTGGATTTACTAATCCATTAGGATCATATCTAAATCTTACATCAGATGGGTTTTCAGCGTTAAATCCTTCTTCTCTACTAATATGGTAAGCAGTATAAGGTATTACATTATAAACACCAAATTTTTCTGCTACTTCTAGTTTTAAGAAAAAATCGCCAAATTTAGACATTTGTCTAACCCATGCCCATAAGTTAAATTCAATATTTAATACATCATAAAATAAGTTATAAAGTATTTTTTGAATTGCTTCATTATTAGAACGAATAGATAATATTTCACCCATATCATTCTTTAATGTTGATTCATCAGCTATAATATCTAAAGCAGAGGCAATAATTGCATCTTGATCCATTACATCATATTCTGAATATAATTGGGGTCTTAAATATTGGTAATTAAAATTAAATTGAGCCCCATATAATGATGATGGGTTTGTAGAATATAAACGATTATATCTGTCAATTAATGAATTAGTTTGTAATTGTCCATTGGTTTGAATAGCACTACTATCTATTACTTTAATTTGGTCTCCACCAACGTTTCTAATAATTACGTCAGTTGAAAATAATCTTCTTAATCTACTAAATAAGCCTGTATCTGCCATAGTATATAGTTATTGTTATAAATATTACTATAAAAGCCAAGTAATATCTTCTTTATTTCCGTTTTGTGTATCAATATGATAGGGATTATCATTTCCACTAGAGAAATAACCACCTTGATACGCTGTTCTATTTACTTTTATATTATTTAAAGCATTTCTTGTAGCATCTAAACCACGTTGTCTTAACTTTAAAGCTGTATCCCTAATATACATTGCAATACCAAAAGACATAACTAAATCATCGTTATATCCTGATTGTGCTTCTGCTCTTCCATTACGCCAAATAAATACTTTCATTTCCTCTATCAATCTTTTGGATTGAATTGTTACTCCTTTATCACTAATGTATTCTTGAAATTTACCTACTACCATAGGTCTAGTCCTAGAAGACATTGTAAAACCAGCTACCATTTTGGAGTGGTCTTGATACTTATCAAAATACGAATCAGCATTTGGGGAGTCACTCCTTTGTGAATAGTAGAGATTAGGATATTGTCTGTCAATAGCAACTTGTATAGTTGCCCAACCAATATTAGCATTTTCTATTACTAACATTGCTTCATTATATTCAGTAGCTAAGCCAACTAATAAATGCCCATAATCTTTAGTACCAATTTGACCTTTATATTCCGCTACTTGTACATTATTAGCAACATCAATTACATGGCATGCTGAATAGTCTTTTCCGTCTCCTCTTGAAACATCCGCTACTACAATATAATCTCTAGTATAATCAGGTGATTCCCAAACCCATAAATTTTGATCAGCTCCTCGTTTTTCTAATGGTTCTTTAATATAAGATTTTTCATAATATTCAATATATTCAGGATAAAATACTATATCACCAGAAGTACTAAAATCACAATCACATTCCTGAGCTGCCATTCTAGGATCACCCAATAATTCATCTTGCCTATCCCTCCATGCTTGGTCTCGTTCTGGGTGAACATACCAAGGTAATTTAATAGGTAAAAATTCATTTTCTGCTGCTTCTGCTCTTGCCCATGTTTGATGAAACCAATTACCAGTACCATAAGGAGTAGATAATGCAATACACCCCCCACCAGTTGCTAATGTTTGTTGGGCTGAGGCCCAAATCTCTCCAATATTATCAATAAAAGCTGCCTCATCAATTAATAGTAAAGATACTGCTTCTGATCTACCTGCATCTGAACTTGCTGAAGTGGCTTTAATTTGGGATCCATTTCTTAATCTTAAAGTTAATTTGTTATTTTCGTCTGCATCTACTTTTAACCATGAAGGTAAATTTTCATACATAAATTTTACCTTTGTAACCATGTTTTTTGCTGTTTCTTGTTTTGTAGCAATACAAAGAATGTTTTTATCCTTAGCAAATAACATTAACCATAAAGAATAACCAGCAGTTAAAGTAGAAATACCTAACTGTCTAGATTTTAAGATAATCGAATAGGGATTATCTCTCATTAATGTTAATACTTTTTCTTGGAATGGATAAAGATTAAATTGAATACGTCCTCTTTGTGGGTGTTGGATATAACAATATTTACGCATAAAGTGAACTGGGTCTTTAGCGCATCTAAGATATTCCTGACGTATTACTTTTTTTATTTCGGACATTTACTTTACTAATAATACTGCAGCTACCACACCTACTATACCTGCACCCATAGTTAATTTATTTTTTAATTTTTGCTTTTTTAAATCAGCTTCTAATCTTGCAGTTAATTCTTTAGATAAAGCTACTTGATTAGCTTGTTGATTAATAATACCTTCATAGTTATTAATCTGCCGTCTTAAATTTGTAACTAAATCAGTTTGTGATAATAATTTATTATTAGTTTCAGTCAAAACCAGTTGCATTGTTTCCATTTCAGACCCTAGCCCATCAAATTGGATAAGATCTTTAATTACCAATTTTGCAACAGGTTTAGTTAATTGAATCTTGGTGCTGTCCTTCGAGGATGTGTCTGTAGCGTTCTGCGAAAAAACGTTCAAGCTCATCATCACCAAAGAAATCAACAGCATCAACTTTTTGCTTTGTTTCATTTTTGATAACATTTATTCTTACGTTAAGTTTATTAATTTTAGCATCATATTCGGCTATTTTAACTTCTAGTAGCTTAGATTCATTTACTAATTCATCATTTTCACTGTGGAGAGAATCTACTTTTGCCTCTAATGCTTCTATTTTAGCATTATATTCATTTACATAGTCTTCTCTTTCACCAAAGAAATGATAGACTAAAATGCATGCTCCTATTATAACGAATAATGGATAATTTTTCTTTAACCATTTAAACATAACTTATTATTTAACTTGTTTTAACTTCTCATATTTAGCTTTAGCATCTAAATATTCTGCACTCTGAGATATTTTTTTCATCATCTGTAGTGCCGCTTTTTTAGCTGAATCTCCTTCAGCATCTTTATACATTTCAAGATGTTTTTTTAAATCTTTTTGTAACCTTTTATAATTATTTATTATTTGATCTTGTTTAGAAGCCTTTTTTTCTATTTCAGCATCTCCAGCAGGTGCATCCTCATCTTCTTCTGTAACTTTAATTATATCATCTTTATCTGCCTGTTTTTTTACTTGGGGTAATTTTTCAAAAGGGGTTTCAATTGTAGCTTCTTCCATTGATGATTTTAAAACATCTAAAGCATTTTTTAAATCACGAATAGCTTCATCCTGTCCTACATTTCTGTATTTCATGAATCTGCTTACAGCTTGTTTAGCCATTCTTACTTCTTCAGATGAAGGACTTTCATTTAAAGTGCTTAAAATTTCTTCTTTAATAAAAGTAGTTAATTCTGATTTTTTCATTATAATAGGTTTTATTATAAATATGTTAGAGGCCAGTAATATTCAATATTTGTTGAATACGTTCATCTGTAGATCCAGATATTTGATTAATATTATTACATAAATGGCTATATCTTTTAATTAAAGTAGTAATAGTAAAATCAATTATATCTCTATAATGTTCATCAGTTTCTCTTACACCATTATCTTCAATAGCAAGCCCATGAGGAGAAATATAAAAAATGTGATCATATTCTCTAATAAATTCTTTTGCATAATTTTCAAATGATTCTTTATCACTATGATGAATTGATTTAGCATTTAAAGTAAAAGCAATAACATCAAATACTGTTCTATCTGTAATAATATCAGGTTGAATTAACTCAGCACAACGTTCTGCTAAAAATACAGTTTGACCTTTCAATGTAGAATCAGTATTAAGTGGAATACCTTGCTCCATTAAAAACTTAGAACGCTCTGTTCTAAACATATAATCCTTAAATTGCTCTGTTTCTTTTAAAGCATTAACTAATGTAGTTTTACCTACACTCATTGTACCACACAAACCTATTTTCATATTATTTTTTTAATAACCAACTACTAGATTGGATTTTATCACCCATTCCATCTACCAATTTAATACCTAATTTATTACAAGTCACGCTTTCTGGAATACTTTCATTAGTTTGATCTCCACCATTTGCAAATGTTAAATCCCAATAATCACCATACTGATCATATAAGTGTTTTAAAGTTTCATTTTGGGTAGAATCTTTATCTATAGAAAGTAAAGCTAAACCTACACCTTTAATTGATTGAACTATTTTTAATCTTTCATTTTCAGGCATAAATTCTTTAGATCCTTTTAATTCTCTTTGTAAATCAGAATTAACTATAACAATTAAAAAGTCACCCTCATTAGAAGCATTTTCAAATAATTCTAAATGACCAACATGAATTGGATTAAAATAACCAGATACTATAACCGCTTTTCTTTTCATTAATTTCTGTAGTCAGATAACTTATTTTTCATTGATTGGTTTTTATAAAAAGGAACACCTTCTCTTTGTCTTCTTAATTCACTCCAATCTTCTTTTGTTTTTTGAATTCCATAAAGATAATATTCAGCTTTTCTTTCATTTCCTTCTGGAATTAAAGCTGGACCTTCCCAATTATGTAATTTTCCATCCCATACATAAGCAACAGTTCCATCTGCTTTTTTTAATCTTCTTGATTGTGGGAATTTTTGACCTGATTCTATACTCATACTTTTTCTAATTTAGTTTGGTTAAATATACGACTTTTTTTACTGTTCTCCAAAATTTTCTCGGCAACAAGTGTACCTTGGGATCCTGATACTGTAATACCTCTAGCACTTAAAGCATCACCTACAAAATGAACATTTGGAAATTTAGTTAAAGATAAATTATCATAATTAACTAATGGTTCAGGTGAAAGATACTTTACTTCAGGAACATAAATACCCCAATCATCTTTAAGTGTAGGGAATACTTTTTTCATATCCTCAATAAAATCATAAACATAACCAAAATATGGTTGCATTGCTTTAGATATTTCATGTAGTGTATCTACTTTAACTGCTGATACATCTATACCTTCAGATGTTGTAGATGGTTCTCTACTTGGACTATAATATAAACCAGTACCATTTTTCTGTAGTTTATTTACTACTTCTCTAGACCAATCAAATGGTTTTTCAATACCTCTAACTTCCATTAGAATACCAAAATTAGTCATATCATTTCGGAACGACTCATCTTTTTTAGCGTGTCCATTATAACTGTGGTCGCCATAAGTTTCCTCAACTGCAACGTAGGCAGCATTGTTATTAGTACAGAAACTCCTGAGCGATACTCCTTTATCTTCATATTTTCTATATAATTTAAAATCATAAGAAACATCAATTAATTTTTGGAAATGTTTTTGGGGTGCTTCAAATCTAACCCCAATTTGGACTGGTTTGGGTTCAGTAGGCAAATCATATTTTTCAGCTAATTGCTTCCCAAAATCAATACCTGATTTACCTACACCAAAAATAAGTGTATCATAAAGCATTGTATAATTATCTGTATAAACTTCTTGTTTATCAAAATCAATATCTATTACTTTTTCTTCCCATCTAAAATTAACACCATTATCAACTAAAAAGTCATACCAATTTTTACCTATTTCATGTAAATAATCTGTACCAACGTGCCATACTGGGAATAAACGTAATCCAAAATATGGTTTAATAAAATCGGGCTCAGCTACAGGGTTAGAGCATTGCACTTCTTCTGGTTTAGGGTGGAATCGTTTGAAATTTTCAATCACCTGATCCATCAACTCCATTGCTTTTTCATCACCCGTATACTTAGAAAGATGACCACCAATAGCAGTGTGGTAGGTTAGTTTACCATCGCTCCAGCCCCCTGCACCGAGGAATCCCGTCATTACTTCTTCATAAGGTCTTCTATATGGGTCTTTACCCATATCAATGATAGTAATTTTACCATCAAAGTTATTATCTATTAATTTAGTAGCGGCATTTACACCTGCTACTCCTGCTCCTACAATTACTACGTTTTTACTCGCCATAAAATCTATTTAGTGTATTATACATTCCTGCTACTCCAAAACTAGCACCATGTTTTTTGTTTTGTTCTAAAAAAAACATCATTAATCTTTGAAATGAATTACCTTCACTTTTTCTTACTAAGTAGAATTCTTTATCTATATTCATCTATACTTTTATTTTTAACACATTAATATACGAAACTAAAATGTGGCCTCCAAACGGAGGCCACAGATCTCTTTATTCTTTTCTTTCTCTTTCGAGCGGATAGGCTATGAATCTATCCTATAAATTTTTATTTTAACTTTCCATCCACTTAACGATAATGCCTTCTCTAAACATATCCCAGTTATCTTTGGAAATCATTTCTTTATCTAATAATCTATTAGCTGCTAATTTACTTTGAGCTACTATTTCTGATTCTGTTAATCCAATAAATAGATCAGAATAATATTCAAAAAATGCTTTACCATTCCCATGAGCATCTAATATTGGGCTAATTTCAAACGCCATAATTAAATATTTTTAGCAATTACAGCATGTACAATCACATGATGTTCCGCAATTACATACTTTACAATTACATTTCATTTATTCTAATTTTTAGATCAGTTGTACCTTTTAATACACGGTGAATTTCACCTTTAGTTATAAATATTGTTTCACCTTCTTTCATTGCTCGAGGTAACATATTATCTCGTTGGATACACCATCCTTCGCCTTCAAGAATTTCTATTGTTCTATCTTCATCATCTTGATGCCAAACCAATTCCATTGGATCAACATCTTTAGAAAATGTTCTTATATTACCCTTATCAAGATAAGGATTTATTTTGTTTTCCCCCATGATTTACCTTTTCCTTTATCCTTACATTTTGAAGGTGTAGGTCTACAAGATGGGTATTTTGCTCTTTTTTCTCCTTTTTTTCTACCGCAGGCTTTATATTTCATTTTACCTGTTTTAGAATCTTTTCTACCTGTATTACAATCAACCCAACCACCTTCTTTACCTGAAGGACCAGAACGTTTAAACCATTTGTGTAAAGATTCTTTTTCTTTTTCACTTAAAGTTTGAACGTGTTCTTTTACTCCTTTCCAAATGTCTCCTTTACGACATCTGACTACAGCTCCTGATTTATAAGCTGATGGTTTTTTAAATTTGCGGTCAGCAATACGAAGACATCTATCTCGTTTTTTCTTTTTTTCATTTAAAACGTTATGTATTGCTTCTCTAACTCTTTCCATTACCAGAAGGTATTCATATTTGCTCCTAAACCTAATGCACTAGCATATCTTGGTAGTCTACAAGACCAGTAAGATGGTTTAGTTCTATCATTTTTTTCTTTACATCTATGTCTTTTAGCAAAAGCATTTCTTGCTTTAGAATTTCGAATTTTTGCTCTTAATCCGCCTGAACCAAATGATACTTTTTTAATTCTTTTAGTTTTAGGATCCCTTACATAAACATAATATGCTTTAGAACCACCTCTTTTAGGTTTACCTAGTGGTGGATCTTTTTTCTTTTTCTTAGCTTTTTTCTTTTCATCTAACATAGGTAAATCTAAAGGTACACTTTCACCTTCATATACTCCAAATTCACCTAAATGGGTTTTAATTAAACCTTCATCTTCTTCACACAAATTAATTACATTTCTAGAATATAATTTTCTAGCTTCTTTAATTAAGGATAAATGTTTGTCTGAACCAATACGATATACTGTTTCAAATAAAGGAAGTTCATTATCTATATGATATTGTAGACCTTCAGATAATAAAGATTTTACTTTACTTTCTGTTAACAAAGGTCCCGTTATTTTATTTTCACAATTACAGCTCATTATCCCCAAATTTTATCAAAGTCTATTACAATTGCACTTTGTTTAACTACAAAGTCATTTAATAATTCATCACTTTCTAATTTACTAAAGTCTATTTGGAAGAATTTCATATTACCATCTGATTTAACATTTACTAAGTGATTTCCATCCCCAGGTTTTCTAGTTAATTTTGGTTCTAATAATTTAATAGCCATTGACATTGCCATACCTCTAGGATCTTCATCATCACCTATTGATAATTGTCTATAAACTCTATCAGCATTATCTTTAATGCTTTTAAATAAAGGATAATTATTAACTAATTCAGTACTATTATCAATTATGCTTTTAAATTCTTTTACTTTAGCCATTGCTTCTATAAGCTCACTTCCTTTAAAATTAGTTGGATTAACTGTATTAGAAACTTCTTCCCCATCTCCAAATACAGTAGCTAAAGCATTAAATCCAAAAATAACAGCAAGTAAAGATAAATTTTCTTTATCATCTCCAAATCTACCTAAACCATGTTTTCCTTTATGAGATTTCCAAGATTTAACCTCTACTCCTTGATCATCAAAAAATAAATCTGGATCATCACCATCTCTACCTTCTTTTACATTTGCACTATCTGAAAAATGGTATAACCAGTATAAGGCAATTTCTCCATTTCCTACTCCTAATGAACCAGCACTTCCAATAGGTTCACCTACTTTAGGTGGTTTAACAGGATATAATTTATCAAACATTTCCTGGTCTTCTGAAGCTACACTAACTGAGAATGTATTTTGTTGGTAAGGATATTTTTTCTTAGGTCTGGGGATTGGTTTACCTTCCCAATCACTTCCATATAAGGCATTTCTTATAGTATCATTATAAACTTGAGACCCACCTTGAGGATCATCTTTTTTTTCTTGTTTAATATCTAAAACTTCTTTATCATCAGCTATTTCAACATCTTCTTCAGCTTCAGTTAGATAACTATTGATAATATTTTCAAGAAGAGTTCTATCTTCTTTATTATCCATATCAGGATATCCTTTTGGGAATTTCCAACTATGTTCTTTTAATATTTTATCAAATACATCCATTATTTATACTTATTGTAAAATGCAATAACAGCTTGTGAAAATTGAGATGATTCAACAAAATCAGGATTAACTTGTTTGATATTATCTACCATAGCATCTAAAAGTTGACCCATTTTATCTCTAGTATTAATCATTTTAAAATTAGATTTTTGATCATCTAAATCTTTATCTATAATTCTAACAGAACTAGCTACTTCACCTTCTCCTCCTTGTTGTTCTTGTTCTATAATACCTGCTAATTGTTGAAATCTTGTTTTCATATTAATATTTTCTTGTATTCCTGTAACAGTTCTATTGTTGTGTTTATCTTTTAAAAAATCTACTAACCTTTGATTCATATTAAAATCATCTTCTAATTCTTTATCATCAGGTTCATTTTCAAATGTAGCAGCTAAATCTTTTAAAAAAGTATTTTCTACACTATCATCTACTATTGCTTCTACATCATCATCAATATCTAATTTATCTAACCAAGTTTGACTTTTTTTTTCATCTGGTTTTCTAAAAGCAACTTGCAATACATCATATACACTTTTAGCTACTCCCATTCCCGGGATGTTACCTATAATGGCATTAACTACAGCATCATTAATTTCACCACCCTTTTTTGCTCCTTTAATGTACTGGATGGTTTTTTTTAAATCTCCATATGTTTTAATATCTGCCATTTATTTTAAGCTTCTGCTGGTACTTCTTCATCATCTGTATCTGGTTCTACCATTTCATTTTCACCTTCAACTGATGCTCCACTTGCAGGACCATAGGTTAATATACGAGAAATAGCTTTGGCAGCCATTTCTTCTTCATCTAAATTTAATAAATAATATTTTTTACCTGATACTTGAGCAATCCAACTTCTAGGATCAAATATAAGAACAAAATTTTGCCCATTTAATAAATTAATTCTAAAAGTTGAAGGACGAGGAGCTACCCAATCTACTGATTCAAGAAATTTGTCAAAATCAACAGTAAGTAAATCTATGATAACTGCTTTAAGTTCAGGGAATTTAACTAATTCATCATATGCTACAGCAGCATCATCTCCTTTAATTTTATCTTTGTATACTTGTTTAGCAAGTAATTTTATTTTCTCTTTTAATTCCGAAGCTGTCATTATTTGTCATTTTGTTTAGATAAATAAGCTGCTACAGCCATTTTACGTCTTTTTTCTTGAGATTTACCTTTAAATTGAGGTGCATCTGAATCTTTAAAGTCTTCAATATGTTTTTCTACTGATGATCTTTTGGTAAGTTTTTCTTTCATTACCTCTTTAACGTGTTTTTGGATAAGGTGTTTTAAAGGTAACTCAAATTTTGTATCAGCATCTACTTCAATTTTTTCTTCATCTATAGTACCTGATGTTGGTCCTCTTTTAGCATAAAAAGATTGTTGAGCATCTGCTTCTCTACTTAAACCACCCATTACATGATCAACTGCGTCTTTTAATCCTTTAGCTGAAATAGGAGTGGGTGAATAATTACCATCTACCATATAAGCATCCATTCCTGCTCTAGCTAATCTGCTTGTTTCTTTCATCCCTGCTTTAATAGCCTCTTTTTGATCAATTTGGTAACCACCCATTTGTCTAATTGAGAATTTATTGGTATCATCATCATAATCAAATATTACATATTGATCCTTACCAGATGGTTCTCTTTTAACTATATAACTATTATCGCTGTGAAAATGATTGTCTAAAATATATTCTTCTTTAAAGTAAATAAGTAATTCCTTACCATCCATTGCCTCGTTTAAAGAACTTTTAACAACTTTAATTAAATTAGGATAGCGTTTAGCAAAATCTAATGCTTGACTATAATCTCCGTCAAATACTACATTATTAAGCTCTGTACCTTTTGTATAAGATGTTTGATCAGCTCCTGCTTTAAGTTCAGCATCAGTATACCATTCATTTTTGTCATCAGATAATTCTCCTGATTCAACATTGAAATACACTACTGGTGGTAAAAGTTCTACTGAATATTGTTGTTGGGAAGTTGTGTCGCCTTTTTCGTTTTTCATAATAATTTTGGCAACATCTTCTATAGATTGAGCATTATCTAAAATATCGAAAACATAGCTTCCTCCACCACTTTCATTATCATAAGTAGTATAACGGCTAATTTTGTCTTTGATTGCATCAGCATCTCTACCAGAGGCAGATGACCATTGTTTCCAAAGAGGCACTATTGCTTTAATCTTATCTTTAATTGAAAGTTCACCTTCGGGGTAGCGAGGAGTATTAGCTTCGTCTAAGTAATCTTTCTCAGCTCTTCTTCGTTGCATGTAGTCTGTAGGAGTAGTATCATCATCAAATTTTAGATTAGAAATTGCATCAGCATAATCTACCATTTTTCCACTATCAACAAACTCAACTTTCCATTCTGTTTCAGGTCCATGCATATGAACTACTACAGCTCTACCAGCGTAAGTAGCAGGTTTCATTTCTGTAGGATCCATTTCTTCATTTACTCCAGAGGCAACATCTTTTATTTTATCAACATGGCCTTTTAAATAATGTACTTTATCAGCATCAATACCTAAATCTCTAGATAAATTAATAATTACAGATCGTAATCCTTCTGCTGCTTTAATATGTTTATCATCTGCTTTTTTAGAATTAAGAACATCTTTTTCTAATTTGAATAATTGATCATGTCTATAAGTCCATTCACCTAATTCTTCAGCTGTTTTACCACTATCTAATAATTCTTTTCTTAAAGCTTCAGCACCTGGGCAAATATCAAAATGTTTAGGTTCAGTATGAGCACTATAATTTACTTCATTTAGCATAGCATCAATTTTATCTACCTTTTCTTCGCCATCTAAATAATGCTTAGCTTTAACTATATAATCTCTTGCTTTGATAATTTTACCTTGCCACCAATGTGGAAAATCTACTTCTCCTTGGTCATCATAATTATCCATCATTTTATATAGTTCAGCTGCGTATTTAGCTATTCTATATAAATCTTTTTTAAGCATACGAGGTTCATTATCTTGATGTCCTACATCTAGATCTTCTTGCATGTAATCTTCATCTTCATCTTCATCATATGAATCATAGAAATCATCTTCTTCATCATAATCATCTTCTTCTTCATCTTCATATTCAGAATCAAAATCAAACATTTCTCTTCCTAATTCATCATATTGATCTTCAGGAATACCTTCAATATAACTAAGTACTAATTCAGCAACTTCATCAAGCATTTTTTCATATACTTCATCTCTGTATTCACCTACTACTGCATCAAATAATGCTTCTAATTTTCTTTGTTCTTCTCTATTTATTTGAGATGAATTAACTAAAAATGAATGAGCAGGTCCTGCGGTTTCAGTTCCATATCCTTCCCAAAATCTATCACCATCATTGTACCATCTATAAACTAATCTATTCATAGCTCTAAGCATTTCACCTTCAACAGATTTAGAAGGTCCACTACTTGGAACTAATTTATCCCACAATGCTTCATTTCTTGATTTTAAGGGCTCCTGTAGGAATTCTTTAATGAGATTTTCGGTTTTAATATCTTGTTTAATTTTAACAGGGTGCATTTTACCACTGCCTTTTGGGAATTCAAATTCTTTTTTACCTGCATCTCTAGCAGCGTCAGCAGCTAAGACAAAAGGAGATGCCTCTTTAACAGTAAGAGCATCTTTAATCATTGATTTAAGATTTTCTAAGTTCATTTTTTCAACTTTTTTCTTGGCCTGTTTAGTGGCAATTCCATACATAACCTTTTCAGCATCCCCACCGTATTTTTTAACTAGAGCTTGTTTGTTCTTTAACAAACCTTTTAGAGCGATTTTTCTTTGCTCTAGTTCGTTTTCGGTGAGTTTGCGCTCGTTTAACATCTTATCTTTCTACTACGTGTGATCTTGTAAAGAAAGTAATTGAGTTACCGATTTGGTCGGCTAATTTTTCATCTCCAATAGCTACAGCTTTATCATAAGCTACTTTTAAGCTATTCTGAATGTCTTGTTCATCTGAGGATAAACCTGCAGGAGCAGAAGGAGCAGGGGCTTCAACATCAGCTTCAACTTCATCTTCTACTTCTACCTCAGCATCATCTGGTTCAATCTCATCAGCTGCATCATCGATTTCATCTTCATCTTCATTAAGTAATGAAATAATATCTTCTTTAATTTTAGCTTTAAGTTCAGACACTTTCATTTTAGATGAAGGAACTTCTTCTTGAATTTCTTCTTCAGTTACTTCTTCAGTAACTTTTTCTTCATTTAATGTTTCAAAAAATCCTTCAATTCTATCCATTAGGGCATTTGCTTTTACCACATCAGTTTCTCCTCCTCCTGCACCTAGTCCCAATTTTTCGTACATTGCTACTAGCATATCCCCAATATAATCTAATTCTTCATCAGAAAAGACTTCTGTTGGATGTGGACGGTTTTCATTTATTTTATCTTCAGCTAAATTTTCATCAACTTCCTGAGATTCAGTGATTAATTTATTCTCTTCAACTTCTTTTTGAAGTAAAGGATTATTCTTTAAATATTCTTGATAATTAAAATCGCTCATTATAGTATATTTTTATTTATAAATATTAGTTCCTTCTGTTAATGTTACCTCTTCCTGAACTAGATGTGGAATTATTACTAGTAGGAGGTGGGGTAAAATTACTACCTTTTGAGATATTAGGTCTACTAATTGAAGGACGTGTATTTATATTATTATTATTTGGTTGTCTTAAGTAAATTCTATTATTATTATTACCTCTAGGAGGGTTTATGTTTATATTGTTATTTACATTATTATTAGAATTATTATTATTTCTTACTCCATTAGGGGTTACAATAATATTATTACTTCCTCTTCTACCATTAACATAAACTCTAGGTTTTTGAGGTTTAATAGGTAATTCTAAACTGTAATTATATACTGGTGGTTTATAGTAAAAATCTCTATAATACCATGAATTTGGTCTATATAAACTATTCCATCCATACCCATAATAAGGATAATTCCAATATCCCCAATTTAAATTAGAATTAAATCTATAATTATCAAATACAGTATTATAATTATATTTTTGGAATTGTTTAATAGGAACAGCTAAAGTATCACCTGTTGCAGTAATAGTTAATACTTTAGTAATTTTAACTTTAGGAGTAGTGCTAACCTGGTAAACACCACAACTTGTTAGACTTAATGCTAACAGTAATGTTATTATATATCTCATATTTTTAGTCTCCTGGAAAGTAACCTGGAGATTTTCTCCAACTATCTAGAGCAGCTCCTTTGGCTTTAATATAAGAATCTTTATCATCTCTAAATTTATCATCTAGAATTTGAATTCTTTCCCAGGGTGATGCTGCTTCAACATCAATTTTAATAGTTACATTTCCATATTTATCTTTAATACCTTCTTTCCAATTTTCAAGGTCATTTCCACTTTGAACACTTCTATAGGAATCATCTGGGTTAGGAAAATTTAAGCCAAACATAGGAATTTTACCAAACATAGACTTTACTACATTAAAAGTTAATTGGTCTAGTTTCATAGTTGCTTGTTTTGGACCCATTCTTCCGTCTACTTCATCTAAGTAACGTTTTTTGTTCCAATTGTGTACATCAAAATTGCTCATAATAATATGTTTATTATAAATATATAATTTTTACTGTTTAAGTGATTCTAAATATTCTACAACTTCTTTAGTAGATTTTTTAATTTCTTCTTTATTATGTTTTCCTCTCCACTTTTCAACATCTCCGTCTTCTGAAATAAAGGATTGAGTAGATTCATTTGATTTTTCTTTTGCCCAAGCTTTAAAATCTTTTATTTTATTATCAATTTCATTATTTTTAATGCTACGCTCATACTCTTCCCATTTTCCAGTTTTTCTAAGCTCATGTTCAAAATCAATAACACAATTAAAACACATTTTATGTATAGTGTAAAATGGCTTATCATTACGATTTTTCATTACTTTTTTACATTTAGGACAAAGTAAAGGCATTACATGGGCCTTTTTAGCTTTGTCTAACTTAGTAATGTTTTGTTTTATGCCATCTTTAATAGTCCAAGTACGACCATCAGCTTCCCAAATATCTCCTTCTTTATGGAATTCTTCTGCTTTAGTAAATCCAACACTAGAACGTGTTTTTTCACCATATTTACCTTTTACAAGATTTCTAATTCGTTCTACATCACGTTGTTGGAAATCTTTTTTTAAAATGTTGTCTTTCATAAACCTAATTTAGCCAAATCATTTAATACCTGACTTATATTTTTATACACTATACCTGTACCTCCAGCTGCATTCCATCTTCCAATAGTATCTTCTCTATCATCAATTAAAATATCAGTTTTAGATAATTGAGATTTAATTTCATGTTTTTCCTTTGCCTTTTTAAAATTAATACGGGGTTTTGATGGGAATATATCTCCTGTATGATTCCTTACCCAAAGTATTTTACCTAAATAAGATTGTTTTTTAACTGAAGGTGAGGTTAGTAATTCATAATTATAATCTTTAACAGCATTTACTAAATCAGCTGCCCCTGGCATGGGTTCAATTCCAACCCAAAAACTAACTTTATGTTCTTCATCTATAAAATCCCAGAATTTATTTTTACCATATTTAGATTCAAATTCACTAGGGCCTATACCTGATAGATCTTTAAATCGTTTATCAAAATCAGCTAATACTCCATCCATATCAAGATAAACTTTATATTCACTTTCTTCTTCTCTTAAACGACCTAATTCATGAGCATAAGCCATAAGTCCAAATGGATCCTTATTTTTCTTTTTCCCTTCAGTTAAAATAGTACTAAAAAAGTTATGTTTAATTTTTTCTAAATCTTTATATAACCTATTTATAGGGGGAAGACTTTCATCTATTTTTATTTCTTCATTTAATTTATTCCCAGTAATAGAATCAGTCCAACTTCTAAACATTATATTACCTGTTTCATATGCCTCTCTTTCTAACTGTTCTAAATGGTCGTCTTGATTAACATCTGTAGTATTAATAGTTTCTAATCTATCTTCCATATTTTGATGAACATGAACTAATTCATGGGCATAAGATCGTAAAATATCTTTAGGATGCCTACCATAAGTGAAAAGAACTATTATATTAGTTTGAGGAGCATAATAAGCTGTTTTACCAAAAATATCTTCTCCATTTTCAATATCATCATGTACCATTTGAATTTGAGGAAGAGGTTCTAATTTCATTCCTTTATCTATCATATGTTGAGTAAGAGAAGCTATATAAGGGCTGTAATTAAATTTTCTAAAATCTGGATATTTACTAAATATTTTTTCATATATTAAATCCAATTCTTCAGATGAAGATATTTCAATTACTTGGTTTTGGGTAAGTACAACAGCATCAATATATTTTTTATCTAATTCTTTATAACTTACGTATCTATGATGACCATCTAATATTTGATATTGATTATTATGTTCCCTAACTATAATTGGGGGAATAGATTCTTTATTAGATATAGAAGATTTTAGTGATTTAATTTTATCATCATCAAATTTTGTTGTTTTATGTAAATTGATATTATTTACTAAAATAGGAGTTGGAGAAGTTGATTCAATTAAATCCTGATTAAATTTAAATGTTGTATCTATCTTATCTCCATGTAAAACTATTAATGGGAAATCTTCATTTATATTAGTTGGTACTTTTAATGGTTGAGTAGCAAAATATTTTTTAAGATTAACTTTACCTTTTGAATCTTTTAAAGGTATAGTTTTAGGAAGGGTATTTTCATCCCATTTTGTTCCTGGGACTGCTAAAAGTATTTGATCTTCAGATAATATTTTTGTATTTATTTTTGGAAGATTTCCAATAACAAATGCTCCTAATCTATGGTTACCATCTATAACTGAGTATTTACCATTTAAAATAGGATGAGGAACTACTACTATAGGATCAAAACTTTTCCAGCCATCTCCAGAAGCATTTTTTATCATTTTTTCTACATATTCCTTTTTAGTAGTTGTAAAATATTTATAATCTTTATAAGGTTCATTTCCTATACAGTCAGTTACATTTAAAATTTTTTCTGTACCTATAATATCTTCGTCTACATCCACACCTTGAAAATCAGGGTAAACTACTACTTTATCTTTAAATGGGTCTTTAGTACTAAAATCTAAAACTAAATTAGTTTCAGTAAAATATTTAAGTTCGGATTTTATTTGGTCTATTTTATTCATTTGTGAAAAACTTTTATTTTCAGCTACTTTACCAGATACTAATTCATATACTTCATATTTTTCATCATTAGATAAAACATCAGGAGCAAATTTTTTAAATTTTTCAAATGATACTTGAGCCGCGTTTCTAGCAGCAGTACCCGATACTCCTCCTGCTGTAATAATAGTACGTAATTCTAAATTTGGGTAATTTGAAATTGACTTGGTTCTTGAAGTAATATCTTTAAAATCTTCTTCATTACCTTCTCTAGCACCTATAACCCATAATACTTCTCTTGTGGGGTGATCCTTAGAGAAATTATAAACAGCTTGAATTGGGGGTTTAGAAGTAGGTACTATTTTAACTTTAAGTGGAAGATAATCATTATAAATTTCCCAAATTAAAACTGATTCTGCTTGGGTAATACCATTTCTTTCTTTGTTACCTACAAAAATAATAAATTCATCTATTTCCGGGTTTTCCTTAAGGGCTTCTTTAACTACTTCAAAGTGACCAGAAGTAGGAGGTTTAAACCCTCCAGCATACACTGCTGTGGTTTGTTTGTTTTCTTCTTCAGGTAATAACCCTTTTATTAATTCATTTACTAAACTCATTAAGATAAAAATTGTTTAATTTTAGATTGTGCTTCTTCTTTAGATACAGAACCATCTATAATTTCTTTAGCTCCATCATCACTTAATAAAGCTTGTATTTGGGTATTTGTTTCAGCTTTTTGTTTATCACTTCTAGCTTGTTGAGATGCCGATTTAGGTTTAGTTCCTGTGGGTTTGAATGGGTCTAAATATTTTTTAATTACATCCTCCACATCTTTTAACTTTTCATCTTCTAATGTATTAGCTACAGAAATAAAATTATTACCAAACATTTCTTTATATGGTGCCCAATTTTTAGTTACTGATAACCAAGTACGCATTACAATAGCAGGTGCTAAACTTCTATCTTCACCATTTGATTTTTCAAATCTATCTTGGTTTTGTTTAAGTGATCTTTCTAAATCAGTATAAACATAAAGCATTAATATTTCATATCCTGCTTCTTCTAATTGATCTTTTAAAGTTACTGTTTGTTTAACTGAAGCAGCGGTACCATCTAAAACAAATGATTCTTTACCAGTAATTATATTTTGCAATTCACCTTTAAATTCTTTATTAGCTGCAGCCATTGCCTTAGCTTGTTCACTTCTTTCTTCAGGTGTGGCATTTTTTAAATCTAAACTAACATTAGCTTGTTTAAGTTTATCAATAAAAATATTATCAATATTCATTATTTTTAAATTACCTAAGTCTAAACCACTTAAAACATACCCTTTGCCAGCCCCAGGTGCCCCTGCTAATATAATAGCTTTAGGGTTTTGAACATTTTCCTTAAGTAAGTCGTAAAGTTTAATCATAAAAATAAGTTTATTATAAATATTAACACATTTCTATCTTATTAATTGGGATTTTATATGTTGATCTAATTGAAAATAAATTATAATCATATAATGTAATATATTGTTTAGTAACTTTATCAACATTCATTGATCTACCCATAAAACTATTAGCTTCATGAATTGAAAAACTGGGCCCATAATTTTCTGAAACTGAGTGTAAATAGAATTCATAATCTTTACCATTATAGGTAAAAATAAATTTATCTCCTTCTTTTTTTAATTCTTTGATTTTTTTACTTATTGACATAACCTTTATTATTATTATTTACTTTGTAAATATACGAAGATTATTTCAGGTAACCAAATTTTTACACGGTTCTCTTAACAGTAGTTTGAAAAGAAGTAGTAGCTGGTTTATGTTTTGGGTTTTCTAAATCAAATAATTTTTTAACTGATCCAAATATTTCTAAGTTTTCTTCTTGGGTTCTAGGTGATTCATATATTTCCCAATTTTTACCTTTTAATCTAGCACCAGATTTATCAACTCCTCTAGATTTAGATTTTAACCATAATACACCTATTCTATCTACTTTTTTACCAAAACATTCTTCATAACACTTAGCATAAACAGCACCTTGTAAATCATATGTAGTTTGTAAGTGATTTGATGTTTTAAAATCAATAACCCATAATTCACCATCAATTTCACAAATACAATCTACGGTACCTGCTACTTTTAATCCATCTGAGAATAGGTGAGTTTCTGTTTCAACTAATGTTGGTTTATATGTTTCCCAAAAATCAACAAATCTTAAAAACATTTTCCATATTTCAGGATTCATTTTAGGATTACCATACTCATTTAAGAAGTTCATTTCTTTACCTTCAAAGTATTCCTCTATTAATTCATGTACTGCTGTACCTTCTTCAGATGCTTTTTTAACAATCCAATCTGCACTATATCCTACTTTTTTAAGCCAATCTTGAAAATGTTTACCCTTAGGATAAGAATTTAAAACATAAGTTACAGAGGGATAATATTCTCCATTACGTCTATAATAACGTGAATCAGGTAGTGTAATTTGTTTGTGATCATCTGAGATCTCTAATATTCTATCATATGATTTTTTGATCATAAAGCTAGTTTTCTTTCCATTAAATTATAGTAGGTTAATGGAACTGTGTTTTGAATTAATTTAGTGAAATTCTTGAAACCCATTTCACTTGGATCCTTATCTTGTAAATCAACAAGATAGACTTCTTTACCTTCTGCCATTAAATTTTCACAGAAACGTAAAGCTTGTTTCATAGCATCCCTATCTAATGCTATATAAATTTTATCTACTACAGAAGTAACTATTTTTTTCATTAAGCTACTTTGAATATTTTTTCCTAATAATGGTATTGCATTTCGTTTAATAGCAATAGCATCAAATAATCCTTCACATATTACAATTGGTATATTCCAATTAATTAAATGTTCATTTGGAATTATATCTCTACTTGCTGAAGGATTTCTATATTTGATATAAGGTTCTTTTTCAAATGAACGAGCTGTAAAATAATTTAATCTACCATCTTTATCATAAGTTGGAATAATAATCATATTAGCATATAAACCATTTTTACAATAACCTATATTATATTTAATTACATCGTATTTACTTATATTTCTCCTTTTTAAGTAGGCGAGTGCGTGTTTAGCAGAAATATCGCTTAAATTACCAGTAGATAGGCTTATATATTCATTAGGTAATACTACACTGTTAACAACTTGTGTTTCTTTTATTGATTTAGAAGTTTTAACTAATGATTTTAATTCAGTATACTTCCCTGCTTCTACTTTAAGTTGTTTAAATAAGTTATATATAGTAGTTCCTCTAACATCACAAGCCCAACAATGCCAAGGATTTTTTCCTTCTCTATTTTCTGTTAAATTAACCTCTAATTTAGGTTTATGGTGGTTACAAAAAGGACAATGGTATGCATAATTATTTCTAGCAGTGGGTTTGCCAGAACCTAATACAGAATTAACTAATGTAACTAATAATTGATTTACCATAAATGGTAATATATAAAACTATTTATGCTCCTCCACAAAATCTTCAAATTCAATATTCGATAAATCTCTTGTATAAAATTTACCTAAAATATTATCATTGAAAAATTCATCTGGTTTTTCTAATACCTGATATATCATTTGGTATTTCACTTCAAAATAAGTTAATGATTTTTTATCAGGACACATTTTTAAAATGGTACGTTGGAATTCATCTTTTTTACCTTCAAGTAATAATTGTTTAATCTCTTTTTGAGACCCATAATAATTAAGCCAATCAGATTCTTTAACTACTAATTTATAAGCAGGACGACGTCCTACTACTCCTGATAGTTTTTCTAATTCTCGTTTTCCAATTTTTTGTTTTTTATTATGGAACAATACTTTTTTTCCAATGTAGGCTTTACCTGAAGGGGCATGGGTAACTATGTAAACAAAACCAAATGTATTTTCTGGAAATTGAGTGATGTCTCCTATTTTATGTGTCTTATAGGTCCAACTCATATATAAAATTTAATAATAAATATTAATTTCCTAGCGCCTCAATAATTTTGCTAGAATCAAATATTTCATTTATATTGTTATAAGGCAAAGTGTGTATGTCTTGATACAAATTAAAAGGTTGGTATACTGCTTGGTCTAATTTAGGTTCTTTGGTAAAAGAATTAGCTAAAATATTAGTATGGGATTGATAACCAAATATTTTAGGATTAGTAGTTACCCAACACACTACAGAAGGTAATTTTAAAGATGCAGCTAAATGTTGAGCAAAAGAATCTATTAATAATCTTTTTTTAGATAACATTAACATTATAGCTATACTTCTATACCCATCTAAAGCTGATAAGGTATTTTCATATTGGGGTTGATCTTTTCTTCTTATTTGAATTATAGTATAATCATTTTTATAATGATTAATAATATCAACCATAGTTGAAGATGGAATATCTCTAGTCCAAGAATATTGATAGCCTTGACCCTCAGGTCCTCCATGAGGATGAACTACAAATATTGGTTTTTCAGGTTGGTAATAAGGAGTAAAATAATCTATTTCCGCTTGTGTTAAATAAAATTCTGGAGATTCTCCTTTATATTGTACCCCACATAATCTACACCAAGTTTCTAATAACGATTCTTGTTCAGTTAAAAAATTATTATGACTATAGGGTTCGAAAGCAAATACCTTAGCATCTTGATTTTTAATATATCTTTCATAAAGACCATTTACTTGATTAGATAAATAAGTTTTATCTACTTTTGGATTATTTAAAAATACATCGGGAAAAGCTGTTACTACTATAATTTTAGCAGTTTTATATCTTTTTTTTATTGCTGAGATTACAGCTGTGGAGGCAATGCTTTTTCCAAGCCCCCCATCTACTTGAAATATTATGTTCATAACTATTTTTTAATTAAATTACCAAGGTAATCCCGCTTCGTGAGTAGGAGCTGAGTAATTTGATTCCATTTCGGCTAATGATGATGATGTTTCAACTTCCCAAGCAGTTTCATCAATATTATCATTAACCCAACCTAAAACGATTTCTTCAGTAAGATCAGCAAAAGCTACAAATCCCGGATCACTAACTGAACCTGTAATTTCAATTTCTCCTAATTTTCTAGTTTCAAATTTAGGATCAGTACCAACTGATGAGTATAGTCCAAATTCTACTTTGTTAACTACTCCGTTACTAATAGTTCTACCTAGGTTTGAAATTTTCCAAATATGTTCCATTATTTAATTTTATTATAAATATATAATTTTTTTATTTAATTAACACTAACCAACTTTCATCTTCATATTCTTTATGGACACTTCCAAATTTTTCATTTACTGCCTTCATAACCCCGGGCCATTCTTTTTGATAATCATGTCCTCCTATAAGGTATTTAGTTTTTGGAAAATATAATTCTAAATCTTTTTTTACATCTTCATAGTCATGAGAAGCATCTATATAAATAAAATCAAAGTACCCATCTTTAAATTTATCAACAATATTATAACTATAATCTTTATGCAAAGTTATATTATCAAATTGTCTTGTATTTAATATAAATTCTTTTTTTACTTCATCCCAATCTTCTTTAAAAATTCCTTTTGCTTCCTCTTTTCCTTTATAAGGATCTATACAATGTATTTCCTTAAAAATCCCAGAAGCTGCAAACATAAATGTAGATTCTCCTTTATAAGATCCTATTTCTAACATTTTAGGGTTTTTTATATCTTTTAAAAGTAAAAATAAATCAAATAACATTTTTAATAAACCAAAAAAATATCGGTTTAAGTTAGGATTGGCATTCCATTCAGGTTTTGGATTAAATCGATGGGAATATTTCATTATAAAAACCTTTAAAATTAGGATAAGGGTAAGTAGGATTATTATGGTAATTTCCTATTGGGTGTGTTGAATAAACACAAGCATATAACCCTCTAACACTTTGTGATGTATTTTTTCTAGAACCATGTAATGTATTTCCTTCAATAGCTACAATATCACCTGCTTTAGCTATAATTTCTTCCCATTTATCTGTTTTTTTATTTAAACAAATTAAAGGACCTGTTTTAGAAGGCATATCATTTAAAATCCAAGATATATTTACAGTTTTAAAATCTCCCCTTTCTGCTGCTTTAGGATCGGGACCATACTGATTATCATAATGTGGTTCAAATTTAAATTTTGTTCCTGGGAGTTTTACAACTACTTGATCATTAAAAAGATAGGGTTTATCAGTTTCTAATAATGTTGAAGATAAATCATACATTATTTTAGAAGTATATGATTTAAATAATTTAGAATCTAATTTACTAGCCATTTCAAAACCTTCCCAAAATTTGCCTGTACCCCAATCCCTGGGTTTGCCAGTAGAATTCATATATTTATATTTCATTTTAATAGCCAAATCCCTAGTGTATTCTAGTAATTTACTATCTATTACATTTTCTAAGTGTATAAAACCTTGTTCTTTAAATTTTTGCAACATAATTATATTTCTATAATCCAGCTATCATCTTTAAATGTTTTAATGTCTTTACCGTTAAATACATCATTAATTATTTCTTTTCCTATACTATAATTAGAACCACCTATTAATTTAGTATTAGTAGAATATAACATTAAATTTGATTTTAAATTAGCTAGATCACGATTTCTTAAATTGTAATACACAAATGATAAATTTTGATTTTTTATATTATCTTTTATTATTCCTATTTTATTTTTAAAAAAATAAGTATTATTATTAAAAGCTGAAGAGATATCTTTCCAAGTTAGATTATTATTTATATTAAATATATCTTCTCCTTGTAATTTTTGTATACAGTAAATATATGAGAAAATATTACTACATCCAAAGAAAAAAGTATTTTCTCCTGTATGAGGGTTTATTTCTAACATTTTATGTTTTTCTTCCTCATTTAATTTTGTTGTAACAAAACTTAATAAATCACTTATACCAAAAAAATTATTATTAAATTTAGAACCCCCTGGGTTAAATTTTTGAATTCCAAATTTAGGTAAATCAAATACTAATTCAACATATCTATCTAATAAATCTTTAGGGTGTTTTAAATATTTAACTAATTCATGATTGTATACTTTTCCTTCTTCATCAAAAGATATAGCTACGTCTCCATCACTTTTTCTATAGTCATTATAATAAGTATCGGAATCGGCATTTTGGGATTCTACTAAATCATTTACTTGTTGTATTAAACTGTTTCTTAAAGTAAAAACTTTATGGGTTTTTACATATTGTTCTAAATAAACATCAGCGGCATATTTAATAGGAAGATAATTATCTGAAAGGGTTTTTATCATGTCTTTAGTAGCTACATAAGCATGGGCACCTTCGTAATTATTATTAAATTTAGGAACTGTTAAATACTTACCTATATTCATTCCAAAAATTTGGGATTTCTTTTTACCCAAATGTAGTAAATCCCAATCATAAGATTGAATTTCATTTAATATATCTTGGTATTCATCAGTATATTGATTTTCTTCAACACATTTATTATATAGGAATACATCATCTTCTAAAAATAAAGCATTTTCAACTTCATCTTGTAATGCTTGATCCCAAGCTTTTTTATGTGATAAAGCACAGGCAAAAACCCCCATTGTGACCATTCCATGAGGATCAAAAAATGATTTATTTAATTCTCTATTATATATTAAATCTTGAATTTTTAATTGTTTACCATCTATTGCTTCAATAAATGTAAAATCTAAATAAGGATATTTTTTTTCTAAAGCAGTCCTTCTATCTAATCTACGTTTTAAATTAATAACATAAATTTTGTCAAATCCTAATGTAGAATGTTTATTATTCATTATAAATGATTTGTTATAAATTCTTTATATAAATTTTTACAATTAGAATTATTTATCCAAGATATATCTTCTACGGTTTTAAATAATATACTTCTTAATTCTGAAACTGAGATGTTATTTATTTGGTTAAATATATTATTAAAAGATTCAATATTAGCATATTCTATAGAAAAGGGATAATCACTAAGATATTCAGATGATGAAGTATTTTTACTAATTATGGGAACAACACCATTAATTAAACTTAAATACATAAAATAACTAAAAGAATTATATAAAGAACAATCATAATATATGTAGTTATTTAAATAAAATTTATTATAATCTTTTAATTTACCATAGAAATTTATATTTGGATATTTTTCAGTTAAATAATTAACTATGTTTTCGTTTTTTACTGGGTTTTTTCCATGGGAACCATATAAAGAAAAATTAAAATTATTTAAATATTTTGAATAAAATTCTAGATGAAAAATTCCTTTAGAATATGAAGGAGTTCCATTATAACCTATATTATTAGTTTTTATAATATTTTGTTCATTTAATTTTACAAATTCTTTTTTACCTAATGAAGGAGGTATTACACAAGATACAACTTTATTTGAAATATATTTTTCATTAAATAAATGTTTATCTTTTTCATTATAAAATATGAACCCATCTGATAGGGAATATAATTCATTCCATTCATTAGTTTTTAAAGTAGAATAGACATAGTCTTTTTCAATTGAGAAATTTTTTACAAATTCAGTATTTAAGTCTTTTTCAACTTCAGGAATTGTATCTACAATAAAAATTTTAGGAATTGTTAATTCAGAAAGGAAATTTACTATATATTGATAGCTTGTAATTTCGGAATTTAGTAATACTAAAGCATGAGTATAATATTGATTTAAAGAATATACTTGATTTTCATTTTTAAATTCAATAACATCCTCGGGGAGTAATTCTAAAGTATCAATTAATTGGTTTAAAATTAAAGTTTCTTCAATATACCCTTTATTAACATAATTGGTAATTAAACATAACTTCATTTAGATCATGTTTTTCTTTTTTAACTCTTCTTTTAATTTTTGATCAATAAACCAATGTTTATAATAATCTCTTTTTTCACAAATATATGCAAAATAATCATCTACTTTATCTTTCCAATTTTTATCAATGTAAGGATTAATTACACCTGATTTTGGATTAGAAAAAGTTTTATTTATCCATTCTTTTCCATGATGTTGATGAGCAAAAGCTTGTGTGTTTAAAGCATAAAAGGATGATTGGGCAATATCATTATAAACATCTACTGCTTCAACCGGTTTACCTAATGCAATAGCATTAATTACTGATTCACTCCAGTGAGTTGAATACACTTTTTTAGCTTTATTTAAAAAATGATATAAATCAATATCTCTAGGAAGTACAGCATCTGCTCCTAATAAATCTTTTAATTCCCCAACAACAGCATGAGTTGTAATAGGATGAGGTTTAAAATAAAGATTATCACTATATTTCTTTTTTAGATATCTTAATTTATTTAAACAAGTATTACCTTTTAATTTATTAGATCCTGGGAGTACTACTATATTTTCTACATCTCTGTATTGTTCAAAATCTTGTTCTCTACTTTGGTATTTATTAGCTGTTTTTTCTTCTACTCTTTTAGCCATATGAGAAGCGAAGTCAATAATAGGATAATCAGTTTGATCATACCATGCATCTGTAATAGATTCTAATCTTAATTTTAAGTTTAGGGGTTGTAAATAAAAATTTCCAGCATGTTCTGTATAACCCATTGTTTTAAAATAGGGCATTTCTTCTGCTAATACATCATAACTATGTTCGATATCTAATTCTTTACATTTACGAATTACATACCCTTCAACATCTTCTAAATCTCTAAGATTTGTGTTTTTCTTTAATGAACCAATTCTTTCTTCAAGAACCTTTTTATTGAACATTTCCATATATAAAATAACTTTTTAGTATTAACCAATATAATAATAACCTTTTAAAAAACCAAATTACTTTCCTCTATTTTTATATCTATTCCATTCTCCTCTACTCCATTTACTTTTACTATTATTTTTAACATATTGTACTTTTCCTACTTTAGATTTAGAAGTATTTTTAACATGTCTATCAACTATAGTAGAATACCATCCTCTTGCTACTGAGGTATTTGTTGTTTTATCAGTAGACCTTCCTGTACCCGTATATGTTTGAGTAGAGAAAGTTGTTGTGGTACTACGAGTTGTAGTCCAAGTAGTAGTCCATGTTGTTACTGTTGATGCACTAGTAGTCCATGATGTTGTAGTTGATTTACTTGTATTAAATGTTGTAGTTGTTGATCTACTAGTAGACCAAGTTGTATTAAACGTTGTAGTTGTATTAGCACTTGTTGAAAAAGTTGTTGTTGTACTTTGACTAGTAGTCCAACTAGTTGTAGTAGATCTAGTAGTATTAAAGGTAGTTGTTGTACTACGAGTTGTTGACCAAGTTGTATTAAACGTTGTGGTTGTACTAGAACTAGTACTAAATGTTGTTGTTGTATTCTGACTTGTACTAAATGTAGTTGTTGTACTACGAGTTGTATTAAATGTAGTAGTAGTAGTTTTACTAGTACTCCAAGATGTATTGAATGTAGTGGTTGTACTTTGACTAGTACTAAATGTTGTTGTAGTACTTTGGCTTGTATTAAATGTAGTAGTTGTACTACGAGTAGTATTCCAACTTGTAGAAGTTGTTCTAGTAGTATTCCAACTTGTAGTTGTTGATTTACTAGTACTAACACTTGTACTAAAAGTAGTGGTTGTAGATTTACTAGTACTAAATGTTGTTAATGTAGTTCTAGTAGTGTTCCAAGAAGTGGAAGTAGTTTTAGTAGTATTCCAACTTGTAGTGAATGTAGTTGTTGTTGATTTACTTGTTGCAAAAGTGGTTGTTCTACTAGTATTCCAAGATGTAGTAAAAGTTGTTGTTGTGCTTTTACTAGTATTATAAGTTGTTGTCCTACTTGTATTCCAGCTTGTAGTTGTTGATCTGCTAGTGCTTACACTTGTATTAAATGTTGTAGTAGTACTCTGACTTGTGTTAAAATATGTTGTTCTACTCGTATTAAAAGTGGTGGTTGTTGATCTACTAGTACTTTGACTTGTAGCAAATGTTGTAGTAGTACTCTGACTAGTATTAAAGTATGTTGTTCTACTAGTATTAAATGTTGTAGTAGTTGATTTACTAGTACTTTGGCTTG